ATCATCAGCAACGTGGTCTAGAATCCCAGTCTTGCCCGCCAGCCTAGCTTGGATTTCTGACTTTTGCTTGGCGAAAGCGGATTTGTCCTTCTGTATCCATTTATCAAGCGTTGTCGCCATATCCTATTATACCTCGGGATTAAGCAAACCCAGAGAAGATCGCGTCATAACAGATTGTGAAGTCAAAACCCACCCTTGCCCCGTTCGTCTCTCACGGCCACCCGAAGGCCGTTCCCACCGTGAACACTAACTTGCCATGTTATGCCCCAAAATCAACCAACTTACCCAGAAGATTTTAAGGAAACCAGCAGCAAAAGTCAAGAAAAACCCGCCTATGAAGCGGGGCCTAACTGGAGATATCGAGAATCGGTGACTTTGGGCAGAATTGTTTTCTGTACTGCCCCAAAACAGTCATCTGCCCTGACTTGAGGTTTGTAGTCAACATAACAACATTGATTGGTTCAAAATGCGATCTCTTTTTGGTGCGGGGCTTTTCTTGGTGGGCAAACCTTTTGGCATGAGCCACCGCTGCAATAAGGCAGTCTCGCAACTGCTCTGTCTCATCCATTGTAAGCCAATGCGCTACAGTTGCCTTGCCTACATCCTCCGGTTTTGGTATCTTGGTGGGATAAACACTACCAAAGCCTTCGGCATCACTCGTAATTTCGTATTTGACTTCATCACCTTTTTTGGGCACCGCTCGCCTCCTAAAAGACTATATCGGATTTACAGAGGCCAAAGTTCTCAACTTCTGCAAATCCGTCTCTTCTCGGGAACTGGAGGTGGGGGGCATCGAAGCCCCCGTCCCGAAGTTCGTTCAACAGCAGCGTCTACGTGAGTAGGATTTCTATCCGCGCATCTAAGATGCGAATTTTACGTCACTGACAGGCGGTAAAGGTAAACCCAACCCGCATTCGCTACCCATCAACCAGACGGTCTTAATTGTCGGCAGCAAGGACGACAGTCTTACTGCTTATCCTGATGCTGCGTCAGTCTGCCTATCAGGAAGTCAGCAGGTGACGGCCAGGCTCAAGCGGCCATGGCGAGTGGTGCATCGTTGGCACTTAGTTATTGCACCGATTTTTATACTGGCCGTTCGGTGAACCAGTCCACGCAACTACGGTCTACTTGCAACCCGGTCGATACCTGTCACCCCCGTATACTACATTATACCTTGGATTTCTGGAAAGTCAAGCCCTTCCGAATAATTCTCGATCTTTTTGCTGCTCATCAAGCTCTTTGTGATACATCGGCCAATTCGGTCCTTTGTTCATAATTGCCTTTACTTGGGCATCCCTCGACATTTTTGCAAGATCGGGAGGAAAGTAGCACTTTTCGTCGAGTTTATCCAGGGTGGCTTTTAGTGTTTCATCATTGAGTGTGACATTTTCCAGGCCCAACAAACATGCGTGCTCACAATCCAGAAGTTGCAGAAACCCTTTTTCAGTAGTGGTATGACCGTAAGGCGAGCGACTACCCTTCTGCGAATTAGCCTCAATGCAGGCAAATTGGCCGTTTTCTTTGGTGTCTTTTCCACCCTTCGCAATCGGAATATCATGGTCTGAAGACCCAGTGATAAAACAATTCGGGTCGGATGCTAATTTCTGTCTCAACGAAGTGGCAGTCGAATCTGTTTGCATAAACACGTGTTTTGCATACTGATTGAATGATTCAGAACCGATCAACATCCGGCCTGTCATGCTGCACACTCCCCGACTTTCTGTTTTGATTTGGGAATCGATCTCAGCCGAAAAACCTGATGCCGTTTCAGGGACAATATCTGCTCTGGTCATCTCCATAATCAATTGTGGCACTGCCTCTGTCAAACCACATCTTGCTACTTTGTCAGGCAATTCTTGGCAGACAAACCTATAGAATATGCCAGCGTGAGTTTTCATGCCCACATGGCCATGCTTGACTGTTGGATTTTCAGCAGTCATCATCACCCCGGTCGTTAGCATCAACTTATGGAATAATGATCCCTGAATGTCCGCTATATAAGCATCACCTCTCTCTAACACTCTTTCAAGGTGCTTACGCAGAATAAACTGCCCTGAATATATAGGAGAATCGAGCAGCGCCTCGATTTGAGTACGATGCTTTTTAATAACAACGATATGGTTAACCAACTCCGGTCGGGGGTTGAGAGAACGCTTTTTGCCTGCACGATAGCCAGGTCCGAAACACCTTCTGTCAATGGCATCCATCTCTAAGACTAAATTTCTAAAAGTCTCGTCATCCAGACTGTTCAGGCCCTCGCGCAACTTGTCCACAACAACAATACTAAATCGCTTGTTATGGTGGTCAGGATCAAAAATATTCCTTACTCGATAATCGTCAGCCACCTCACCCACATATTTAGGTAAATTATCTGCTACTTTTTGCCATCGGACTGCTTTGAAATAGTGCGGTCTGAAACGACTTATTGATGATCGTCTCAAGAAAAGTAACGGTTCTAAAGCAGCATCACTTTCAAACACCTTCTGCATCTGTATTCCCCCTACAAAACTTTCAGTTTATCTGTTTCAGGCCCATAACTGTACATGCTTACAGGACCACAATTTGCGTTAATCTTGCCCACAAACAGAGCCCGAAACTGAATATCATCATTATACAGGCTGTAGCTCGGCATATCAATCAGATTCCCCTCATCATACATTTTGATGCCTTCAACGTCAGCCAGGGTGTCTGCATGCATCAAGGCAATCCCGGTTGCGCCGGTGATCTCCACCGCCTTGCGGGTCAGCCCCAAATCAAACCAACCTATGCGCCGTGGGCGACCAGTAGTGGTTCCATACTCGCCACCTTTTTCACGAATCTGATGAGACATACACCATTCGCAGTCACATCTCCAACTGAAAACTTCGCCATTTTTATCATGGCATCTTATTTCTTCTAAGTTTGGATTCCTACAACCAATAAAATGAGTGCTAGGACACAGTTCGCTTGGGAATGGCCCAGCACCAACTCGGGTGGCATAGCATTTGATTACTCCCACAATGCGGTCCAGATGAAAGTTAGGCAGTCCGCAAGCCTGTGGTATCGCAGCAGGACCAATTCCCGAAGAAGTACAATAGGGATAAGTACCAAAATCAACATCAAGGAGGATACCATTAGCTCCTTCAAATAGGATGCTTTCTCTCGTATTCTTAACTTTTGACCTAAGTATTTCATCTGTTACCCGTATCATCGGTTGCAAAAACTCCGCAGCCTCGACATATTCTGCCCACAATCCCTTACCATGAAAGGCTTCATCCACCGCGAAAAATCTCTGCAATCGTTCATCTTGCAACTTCTCTTGCAGGTCACCCATTCGGATGGCATTCCACCGGTGTGCCTTGTCTGCGTAAGTTGGCCCGATACCTTTCTTCGTCGTACCTATTTTGCCACCCTTTTTTATGTCCGAAGCAATATGCCAAGGCATCACACAATGAGATTTATCACTAATAAGTAAGCGACCCGTAATATCAATTCCAACATGCCGTAGGTCTTTAATTTCTTCGGCCAGCGAGACAGGGTTGAGCACCATGCCATGAGCCATTATCAGCATGGGCTCATTTTTAGATACTGCGCCAGAAGGGATTTGATGTAACTTGAACGTATTCCCATCCACAACAACTGTATGACCGGCGTTAGCACCGCCATTGTAACGTACAACGATATCGTGTTTTTCTGACAATAGATGAGTGATCTTGCCTTTTCCGCAATCCCCCCAGCCCAAACCCACTACTGCTGTATACATTGGTATCATCTCTCCGACTTGAATTGTGATTAATCATCTGTTTCAAAACGGCGGGGCGGCAACTTGCCTGCCGCTTTGTAGCGAACCTTCACATTGGAACTGGAACTGATTTTATTGTTCTTCCATACCTCGGGGACATCGCTAGGGTAAAAAAAGTCCATGACAGAACCATAGCTGTCGGCAATTTGTTCGCCATGAATATGGACCAAACAAGGATATTCCGCAGGCTCATTAAACGAATCGTAACATCCGAAGTTTTTCTTAGCCATCCAGTCTAACCACACCTGCACCAAATCATCTGAGTTCTGCACCAACACCCACTCTCGCTTGTCCTGGCGCTTCTCAATCTCTTGTCGTCCCACACAAACGGCACAATAGTTATTCCACTGCTTATTGTCACCAGCCTGCGCGAATTCATCACCTTTGCCAATGCCGTTACAATGTGGACAGGTCAATTTGACCGGATCAGACATTACTTCTTCTCCTGTTTCACCTCGTACTTGACACCTTCCACGATCAGATACTTGATCTTGCGGTGATCTACAACGACGTGTAGGTGGCAGGTGGTGACATCCAAATCCTCAACCATACTACGTCCCAGCAATGGTTCAGGGCGCACCAGTCGGCCACGCAGCACTCTCTCAGTCCCATCCAACTTCTCGAAGCATACTGTTAGCGGTCGATTGTAAGAGGAGATCAGAATCTCAGCCACCCGAGTTTTGGTGACCTTAATCTCTTGCTCAAACTGGTCCGCAGACAGACCACGCTCAACTAAGTCTTTACCCTGCACCCGAAAGTCCATATCCTCATCAATATTATGAACATCCAAGCTATTGCCGTCGTTGTTAACAACCTTAGCCCAGTAAACGAACGCCATAATGTCGTCTTTATGGATGTTCTTTGCCTTCACTGGATGGGTTACTTTGTCTACATCAGTATTCTTCATTTCATTTCTCCCATTACAATCTCACTGTTCGACATCTGCTAATCTCTGTTGAACTTCATCAATCATCCATTCGCCATCGATAAATCTCTCAGGCAATGCAAACTCGGGCAACTCCCCTGCATCCACATGTCGTGTCACATGTCCCAGCCTATGCCTTTGAGCTATCCAGTAAGCAACCGTAGTGATGCCCCACGAGGTTGCCATTTCCATAGCAGAGAATTTGGTGATTTTGTCAGCTTTCAAATCAATCCGCATTCCAACAGATTCATCCCCAGTGACTATTAAAATCAACCTGTCTCGGTGCTGATTGGGATCGTAGGCAAGTTTTTTGTCTTGAGATAATTCCTCTGCCAATGCATCGGGGTCACTAAAGTCCCATTTCTCAACCTCTGCCCAGTGACCGGGGTATCGAATGGTCTTATAGGTATAGTTCTCAACTCCCAACTCCAATAACCATTCGGCTATCAGGGAGTTATTGGAGGTAGGAGAGCACTCAAACTCTTCATTTTTGTCGTCAAGACAATAGATATACTCTTCAACGTCGCTGCGTGCAGCAACAGAACCCACTGCCCCATTCTTGATGACTGGGACATCACCTGTATACTCGCTAATCAACCCATATGGGTTAAAGAACAGTTTGTATTTCAGGTTATTCTTTGGTGGTTTGAGAGGTAAGCCACCGCAACGAACACTTATGGTCTTCGATCCCTGCTTGGCTAGGTGCGTAGCATAGACGTTCGCAATGCCGGGTGCTATTCCGCAGTCGGGAACAACAGGCACTTTCTTGCCAGTGGCAAACTCTTCCTGAGCCGCAACAACTTCTGGGTTGCCACCTAGATCACAGAAAGGAATGCGAGTTCGCACGCATCGCTCAGTCAGTTCCATATTACAACTATATGGAGCACAACTCAAAGCAACATGAAAGCCGCCCATCTTATTGTCTGGGAATTGCGATTTATGAAACTTGACAATATGTTCCCAATGGGGATTCAGCTTATCAAGAATTGGCTTAAGCCGTTGATATGCAGATACAATCGCTCCTTCAACTGGATCGACCATTGAGACGTGTCCCGCATCGCAGTGCTTAAGCAGATCATAGACTGCGGCACACCCACATCGTCCTGCACCATATACTAGATAATTATAGTTGTCCATTCGGGTCACAGACGACGACCGTTCCTACTCGCTCTTCGATGCGTGGCAAGCTAAACCCTATGTCTTGAGGGCTGGAGCCGAGGACCGTTGCATCTTCTCGCATCGGTATTTCATCAGCAGCTTTTTTTCATCTTGGGAACAGCATCGACATTTTCCTTATTCAGTACAGCCCACCCAATCTTGGGACGCAAACTCATATCGGCACCTTGGGTTGAGCCAATTATCCCAGCCACAAACTCATAATCAAATCGATCAAAGTAGTATTGCCAAATCTACTTTTGCTATGTCGAATTTCATTCCTTCTTTCTCCAAGTATCTTCATCAACAGTTGCCTGGCTGATCCAGTCATCCGTCTCACAGCAGTAGCTGGTGAGGCTTTCTCCGTCAAAAGCACAGCAGTCAATCAACCTGATCTTTTCCATCTTGATCGGGGCGACTGCATTATAGTAACTAACGGGCGTATGTCCGAAAACGCCTATTTTGTTCCAAATAGGTTCAACGTAGGCGATGTCACCACCCATTCGTCTGGGAAATCGGTTCCACAAAGGCTTAGTCGAACCCTCTGCGAACTCTGTCGGGCTGCTAGATTGGGGGTCTGCCCAAGCGTGAACAGCAAAATGAGTCTCATTTTCCCACGTCAGGGTCAGCGTCTCATAAAACCGCTTGTGGCTCTCTGGAACCTTGCCCCGAAACTCTTCTACCACGGCTGTTGGGCTAAATCCTAAGTTATTATACACACCCGCAGTCACCAGATGGGAGGTTACCCCGTAACTTTCTATCGTTTCTTTCAGTCCATTTTGCATCCACCAGTAAACTACTTCGGACTCGGAAGGTACTTCTCCATTAAATTGTTCCAGCATAGAAGTGGAGTGTTTGTTCAAAAGCCAGTCGATGACATCGCAGTGGTTGCCACGCAGACATGCGAGGATACTTTCGGTCGGCAGACCTAGAATGATATCCACGACATCTTTGGAGTTCTTGCCACGATCTGCGTAATCTCCCACAAACACAAACTTGGCCTGTGAGTCAATTGCGTGGATACGGGCAAGCAATCTCTCTAGGGTGCGAGCACACCCATGCAGGTCTGCGATAATCCAAGTCATAACTCGTCCTCTGACTCAAAAAGAATCGTTGCGTTGTAAATCAGGCCAGCTCCGAGAAATGGGATTAGGTCTTTTGCTCGCATCATACCCTCAGTTTGATTTTGACCTTATTGTCGGCTGTCTTCTTTTGGGAAACCATCTTCAGTCCCAGCCGCTTCGCCTGCTTCAGAGTCAAGTGCTTGCCATAGACCTGTTTGATCTTATGCATGAAGTCTTGGGCTTGTTTCTTGCTGCCTGATCGGTCATACGCTGATATGATTAGTTCATATGAACCGTCAGCCTTCTTCAAAAACCCCACGTCGTTGGCGGCTGCCCCCACATGCTGACGACGAACGATAATGTGCGCCTTCTGCTGCCTTTTATCTCCACCGTATCCGTGGAGATGTTGTGCTCCTTTATGCTCTTCAAAAACATACCCCATCTCTTCTAAAGCAGCCTTTATGGCGTCGGGGTCTGTCATCTCGACTTGGACAATTGTGTACTCGCTGATGTACACCTACTTTCTATCAAAAACTTGCCTCTTCCTGGCAAGAAACAGATTCGCTTCATTATACAAGTAGAAGCGCATTTTGTCAACCACGTTTCTACCACCAAAACCACAGGCATACCCTGCTGCCACTTTATTGCAGCCACAATTGGCAGGAATGTTTGAAGCAACAAAAGTAATCACATCACTCGTGCCAAAGAACTGGCCTCTCGTGTGTCCGTCCAGGCATCTCGAAATACTACCATCGCCGTCGAAATACCCTCTAATCCAATGCCTGACTAAATCTTCACTAAGTCTAGGGGCCTTCAGCACTTTGCTTTTACGCTCAACAATGCCGTGTTTAATCAAAGATCGCACCATGTGGTCGCTGCAAAGATCAAGTTGAACTGCACCATCCTTGCGTTGATGAATAGGTTTATTCGATCCAACGCATTCTGACAGCTTTACAAGATGGCTTTCATCCTTCTTTGCCAAGGTTATTGTCAAGAGTCGCTTGGCTGGCCTGTTGATTACGCATCCATCGGCGGCAATGAAACCGAGCCAGTATGCTTTATCTTGAGTGTTTATTTCATCAAAGTAGGCGACATCCAGATCATAACTTCCCCAATGTCTGCGCTTAAGATTATGTTTGACAACCCAACTTGTGATTACGCTACGAGAAACATTACACTCAGCTGCAATTCTCTCAACTTGTTGATTTTCTTGGCAATATTTCTGCTGAAGCCACGATTTAGCACGATAAGGATCACGAAGATTCCGCAGTTGAAACTTCTTCACCCATTCAGTGATTGTGCTTCGTCCGTGTCCGGTCTCTTTGGCTATCTGAGTGATTTGCTTTCTTTGGACACAGAATTGATCGTATAGCCATTCTTTGTTCGTATACATCTTATCCTCCGCAGTCATTCCAACTTTAACTACGGAGAATATCGGTCAAGTTCCTGCCTCAATCTCATGGTAAACAGATTAACATTCGGGAAGAACGCCCCTTGTTTGGCAACTTCTTGATAGTCTATCAAGGCATTTGTCACAGCATTAGGTGAACAAGTAGGCTCGCCACTGCTTGTTAACGACAAAGACCAGCCACCGTATCTAGCAGATAACTTCAATGCAGATGTGAACGTGGGAGGCATCTGGTCATCGTGAGAGGCATCTTGCCGCAAGTCTTTTGCCGCGCAGAATAAGCAGTTGCCGTTGCAAACACTACTACCGACAAGAGCACTAACACTGTATATCCTTTCTATGCAAGCCATCTAAGCACATTCTTCCGAAACGATTAGATTGCGTGAGCGCATACGTCCAATCGAATCCAAGACATTTTGGACTGTACATTGTAGTCGTGCAGCAATGTCAAATTTGTCATGCAGACCGTCTTCCCATAGGGAGAGAACATCTTTGTCAAATGCAATGTCTTTGAATTCACGTTCAATTAAAGATCGAATTTCCTTGGTTGCCCTTCGATCACTAGAAGTGAAATACATCCCACCCGTTAAATTGCTCAACTCTTTGAACGAAGCGATCACCCAAGTCGTCAACCCAATCGAATGCAGGGTGATTCCGGCCTCTTCCATAGCTAACGCCGTCGTTTCCAGAGTCTTACCGCAAGGGCATCCATCCGGCCACGCATCATTACCGGAGATATAATACCCGTGGGGTGGGGCATCACCCACCAGAATCGCAACTCGGCGGGCATTGTTTCGCCATTTTAAGTTCTCGGCAGCAGCAACCACTCCATCGAATACTGCCTCGGGAGCGTCACCACCACCACCAAGATGGAGTTGATTGATAACTTCCTGTACGTTTACAAGCAGTACAAACTTGTGAGCCTTGGCAACAAACGTATACTCTTGTGGCTTGTGGTCTCTATACTCGACTACTCCCACTCGGACATCAACATCAGAGTGCTCTGTTAGTTCTTTGAGTATTTTGACCAAATCTTGTTTAGCAGCCATGATATACGACCCCATGCTGCCAGTCGTATCAATGATAAATGCAATGTCAAATTCATTCACAGACATATCTAAGCTCCGTTAGCCCACAGTGATCAAGCAGCCCGTAGCTGAAGCTCTAATCTGATCCACAACGTCATTCAGTGCTGAAGTTGCTCCCAAGAAGAACACTATATCAGCATCTTGGAGTAATTGCTTCAGACGACGTAGATACGTCATATCTTCAGCTGCACGCCCTGCCGCGGAATAAAACTCATGCCATGAGAAATACGACACACTTCTGCTGTCCAAACGCAGATTGTCTAGCGCTTCCACTGCTTTATTATAGACATCAGTGGATGAATAGACAACCACAAAATTATTGTAGCTCTGGCTAATGGCGGTCAGAGCAGCGGCGTTAAGTGCCTCACCGACAGGCCAACCCATCGGTGGGTCAATCGTGAAACCGTACAGTCTGTTGAAGTCTGAGTTATTCAGTTCATCATGCGATTCTTTGAAATCGTGAAAATCCAATATGTATTGTTTCAGGGTCTCCGTCAATGGATGCGACATTATTATTCCTCCCAATTACACCAAGATGCCTTGATATTTTGCATATCTCGGATCATATCCGTGAACTCTCTCACGCAAAGTTCTCCACCCTTGCGCGACATTACAAAGCCTTCCCCGATCATGGTATCAGATTTATTCTCAACGACAGCAATCACTTCACGAGCAGCATCAGCAGGACAGGCAGATAATCCGACCGCAGCCAGCAATGCACAATCGTTAATTTCATCTCCAATGAAGGCGATTTCATCCCAACTGCATTTGCCAGGGCGATCACTGCATTCTACATAAGTAGATCGTACAAAGTCAAACTTATCCTGCACCCCTGCACAGACTATGATTTTCCTGCCTGCTCTCTCAAACTGAGGCATCGAAGGCTCATAAGACCCTGTTAAAGCAACACATTGGATTCCTGCGTTACTCAACATCTGGATGCCTACGAAATCGCAGGTGTTGAACTTGCGAAGATAGAATTGCGGAGTCAGTTGTAATCTCGTATCCCTGTCGTCGCAAGAGGGTGGAGACACTTTGATAGAGATTTCAGGAATGCTCGGTGAGAAATAACCCCCATCCGTAAGGCATCCGTCAATGTCAGTGATGAACAATTTAATCATTCTTTAATCCTTACAAATACAATCTTCGGTGTCTATATTCGCCGATTTGGTACTCGTTGATAATTTGTGCTGGTAACCCAGCGAGCCTGGTAACCAAAAAGTATACTGTAACAACAGTCGGTATACAACACTTCCATATCTGCAAGATTGCCATTCGCACTAATTCCCGTCATTCCCAAGCGCTCTAATAAAATGATCGGCAATGCCCTGTATGGTTTTGGTGTCTGGCTCTAGATACCCCTTCGCATCCTTGCCGACCAAGGCGACTTCTTTCGACGGTATTGTTACGAAATTGTCTTTCACTGTATCAGGCAAAATTGGCATCACCTCTTCGTGATAGTAAAAAGCAGAACCTGTCTCAGTTATATCCTCTGCCTTAAGTTCGTACCTAGCAACTTCGGCAGCACCCAACCGGTCAAAGTAAAAAGCTCTCCTCACACTGGATTTATCAATCATATCCTGAATATGGCTCATGGCACAATTATCCCATTGTTCAAATTCAGGTGGCCCTAGCACATCTATTAACATCATTTCCCTTTCAATTTCCGGCGCTGAGCTAACTCCGCTTCCGAGAAGCCCAAAATACCATCAGGTTTGTCTGTCATCGCTTTTTGGATTGCCTTCGAGTTACGAGAAATCAGCCGCAAACCATTCGGCTCCAGACTGAAAGCAGCATCTGTATGCTTCATCGATCTATCATCTACAAAATGTCTCTCTATCCAAGTCGCTCCCAGCACTTGGGCTGCAATATCAAGAGCAATTCCGTAACCATGATTCGAGAAGCCCACTGCTGATTGTTCAGGTATTATCTCTCGAACATGCGTGATTTCATTCAGGTATATCCTTTCAAATGGCGTAGGATATTCTGACGTACAATGATAGAAGACCAGTCGCTCTGGGTCAACCCCGCTATTCACTGCATAATCTATTATTTCTTGTCTCTCCTGCTTTGTTACCATGCCCAAGGAGATGTGAATCCCTCCCATATAATGATCAAAAAGATACTGGATCATGTCATTGTTTTGGTTAGAAGGGCTCCCAATTTTGATGAAGTCTGGATTCAGTGCGACCACTTCTTTCGTAGAAGTCATGTCCCATACTGATGTTGCATACCCAATCCGTAGATCATCTTCACAGAATCTCTTCAACTCGGCATGCTGCTCTATGGTTAGCTCCAGATTCTTCCTGTGCTCCAAGTAGGTATTTCCGTAGGCAAAGTCTTGGTTAGGATGCGGCTTATACCACATGTCCTTTGGTGTTGATTCTTCAGGATTGCGCTTCTGGAACTTAACGTAATCCGCATCACAAAATCTTGCTAATTTGCAAAGGTCTTTTGCCCGTTCCATTTTACCAATGTGAACGCATCCTACCTCAGCAACTATGTGGTATTTCTTGATCTCCATTATCTACCTCATGAACTTGGATATCTATGTCCAGGTTTTCCACATCACCGCTGAAAACTTGATTAAAGATATCGAAATCGGTCGTGCTGTCGATTTGCATACCTTCTACCTCTGTAATTGGATAAATACACACTCTTTGACCAATTCTACAACCTGTCTCCACGAGCATGCTTGCTTCACTGAGATAGATATTTCCATTATCAAAATATCGCACACCAGTGCGGCCTAACGATTGTCTCATTGGGCGATTGTGTGGATCATAAGTAGATTGCCAGATGTAGTCGGAACTATCAACCATAGACTCATACCAAAGGAAGTCATACATCTTGGTGGTAGACAGAAGACTGTCGTAATAACCATTGAAATAGGTCTCAAGGGCATGACGTACTCTGCCCCTAGCTCTAATTGGGCTAGTTGGCTGGAGAGTAATAACAGTGTCACATCCATCACCTCTGGATTGATAGGCTTCGATCAGACAGGATTCTGTGGAAGATAAATCCTGACTAATATCATTGGGGCGTTTATGTGCGATTGCACCCCATTCTTGAGCAATTCGCAAAATCAAATCATCGTCAGATGATACCAAAATATTGGACTCTGGTATTCCTGCGTCCAAAGCGTGAATAATAGAGTAGACAAACAGAGGCTTGTTGCCCACTAGTTGTAAGTTCTTCTTGAGTACGCCTTTAGACCCACCACGGGCGGGTATTACACACAGAACATTTTCAAACATTTAGCACCTCCAACACTGTTGACAAGTTCATCTTAGGGAAAATATCCACTTTTGATATCTCTGATGCATTATACACCACACACTTCTTATTTATCTCTCTACCTTGAGTTCTCCAATAATTGAGTATAGAATCAAGGTCGGAATCACCTGTTTGCTTGACGTGCTTGTATTTATCAGCTTTTCTGCCATCCAATCGTCTCGGCTTATTCTTCCAGTCTGGAAACTGCCAGAACCACCTGAAAGCTCTCACTCTAGCACAATCAAGTCCAAGAAGGACTATGGGCGAGCAGCCCATAATGTGAGCAATATGGATAGCTGACCCTGCTGAAGTACGGCATTGAACTATGCGGTTCTTCTTCCTTTCATGCTCATACTTGTCAGTGATGTTGTAACCTTCTCGATGACGAAACAGAACCGCTCGATTACCAAACCAATCTGCTTTATCAGCTAGTTTGTCTTCGTACAAGAAAGGAATCGTTTTGTCCGACTTGCGTAAATCGTGAGCAAAGTACGACCAGACAGAAGCCTCCCAATCATCAGATATATAGTAGTCAGAGTCGGGCACTGCAACATACCCTGCGTTCACTGCGATAGTGACATAATCTTTGAGTGGCTCAAGATCAAGGCCGTGGATTGATGGGCCTGAACCCACGATAAACGCAGGAGTACCGGCATGTTTGCCGTTAAATTCTTCTAAGTTCCTATAGGTCTTCGTAATCATCTAAGAATCCTTCATATTTACTAAATATACGAATCGTCCCATCGTCATTCACCATATCATACGGCACGGACATCAATGTATCCCAACCGTCACGAATCTCATCAACCCTGTCAACGACAAAAGCTACCACAGGCAGCTTACGCAACTTATCAGGTATCATCTCAGCCGTATGAGTCTCAAGGCGCATTAACCCTTTAGACTGCATACGCACTGCGTCATCCAGCGTAACAAACCAACCAAAGGCATCTTCCATTTTCATATGATTTCTGACAGCTTCTTCTTTTCAAACACGTCAATAACAGAAAGATTGCTACAATTGTATATTCTTGAGCCGACCCGATCTCCAAGTTTTTTTAGCACCTCATACGATTGGATATTTTCTTCAAACTTGCGTATCTGGTGAGACTGCTCAGGGCGAAAATTCTGGCCCTTGACCTTGCGTTGGGGCCATTTATCTTGGGGCCAAAACTGCCAAAAGTGTGAATTACCATGTGCCATCCGGTGGTCTACCCCAAGCAAGTAAATTTCTGTACAGCCTGTTAGCAGGGCAAAGTCTATGCCAGTGGGTACTGAGCTAACTGAGCATAAACCCTGACCATCATTAGGCAATGGTGAGATTGTAGGCTCCGGGCGAGGCTTGAAGAACCTGAAGTTATGCTTCATAATCTTATCAGCGTGTTCTTTCCAACTCGTTCGCACTATTTTAGTGCAATTTCCACGCAATACTTTCTGCCAGAAGTAATCCCATTGCAGACAAAGGGTATCATTAGAAATCCAATAGCGATCCGTAGACTCTCCCTTACTCCAATCCATCAACAGTATTGACGAGTTAATAGTAATCACCACATCATGCTGTAGAGCAGAGGAAATATCTTGGAAAGCCAGTGAAGGACCGGCTCCTACTACAAAACACCTCCGACCAGCGTGAATATCTTTGAAGTCACTGAGATCAGTATAGGCTTTTACGTCTCGGCTGCGAATGGCGTCACGTCGCATCTTAGTATCTCTTTTAAGAAAGGACTCGGCTCGCAGATATCTATTCTGTTTCTTTTGGTCCCAAAATGATACTTGCGCCGAGTCATACAGTAGTTAATGGAGAGATAATCCTGTGCTACAGTCTACAACCTGACTTACGGCACTGCTTGCACCACTTCCCAGATTTTACATTAGTAGGACTAGACTTCCACTGATGTCCTTTGCTGCATTGCCACACAAGAGGAGTGTGAGCATTAACATATATTTTTGACAAACATGCTCCTTCTCGTTTTTTGGCCAAAGATTGCATATCATCAATTGTGGGTTTAACCTGTTGGGTGCATTGCGGACACCAAGTACCTCTTTTTACATGAGCAGGAGTGGCCTCCCATTCATGCCCCTTTGAACACTCCCATCGCAACTTCGAACTATTATTAATATAACTTGTTGATACGCATTTCCCACCTCTGTTTTGAGCTATTAAATCCATCTCCTTGATAGACAATTTATGTGTACCTGAGCATATAGGGCACCAAGACATCCTCGTCACAATATTATCAAACGTAGCATCCCAAGTATGCCCCTTGTTACACTTCCATTTTAATTTTGTACGATTGTTCTTATAATCTAATGACAAACACTCTCCGTTGCGAGAAGATGCCACTTTTTGTGCATCAATAATCGTTTTAGGTAAATTATTTGCACACACAGGACACCAAGACCCGTGTTTGATGGATATAGGGGCAGCAGACCACTGATGTTTTTTTGAGCATTCCCAAGTTAGAGGTGTTTTAGTACCCATGTATTTGTCAGTAATCAAAGTGCCTCCTTGCCTCATAGCTAAATCTCGTAGTTTTTTTAACTGTGATAAATTATTATAAAAAACACACCAATCAACAACAGGTTTTTTAGAGAAGTATTTACCGATATAGGTCACTAAGTCATCATCGCTGTTTGTTATATAATATGGAATTTCTATTAAACGAATACCTTTTTTTAAGCATTTTATCCTAACAGTTTCATCTCGCTTAATCTGCTTATTAAATTCGTAATCTGTTTTGTGAAAATGCTTTATATGAGTATAATGTTGTCTACCGTGATACTCAAATGCTATTTTCAACTCCTCACAATATCCATCTATCTCATATCCACTAATAGCACTTCTGCTTTTCGGAAAAGGTTTCTTGAATACAGACTGCAACACATATCGACACTTCTCTTCATTAAAATACCACGTACAACTAGGACACCAAGTACCTGCATTAACATTATGAAAATTTGCTCGCCAAATATGACCATCTGCACACTTCCAAGTAAGTTTGTGCTCCCAAGAATAAACAGCAGATAAACATTGTCCTCCGTGGTTTTCAGCTAAATTATGAGCATCCTGTATTGAGTATTTCACTTTTCTGGACATCTGGCATCTCCTCAAGTATTTCTTTTATAAATATACTTGGTTCACATACCATAGTCCTGTTTCTTTTTTCACCAAAACTATATTTTCTACGATTTAGACAGTAGGATATCGTCAACACTGATTTGGCCCGAGTCATCGCTACATACATCAAACGTCTTTCTTCTTTCTCACCTCGTTCGGCTAATGCCATTTGGTGAGGAATAATCTCTTTCTCAACACCCACGATAAATACTACTGGGAACTGGAGACCTTTAGCTGAATGCATTGTTAGCAGGGTGACTGCATCGTCATCCTCTGAATCAGCCAGATCAGAAGTAAGAATTTGCACGGTATGCAAGAAATCTCTGATTGTGGCAGTAGGCTTTTTTTCCTCGTAGTCTGCCACGCTTGCCAGGAACTCATCCAGATTGTCAATACGTTTGGATGTCTTATACTCTTTGGCGTCTTCGTTCTCTACATACTCGTAGTACCCCGAATTTTTCAGGAGATTAGAGACCACGGAAGATAATCCCTCGTGAGAGGCTTGGGCATGCTGTGCTTTCTGGATGACTCCAACAAACTCATTCAGATTCTCTCGCATCTTAGATGTCAACTTGACATCAGGACTCTGGCAGGCTTCGAGTATGGAGATATTATTATCCTGACAATACCTCTCTATCCGCCCAATAGCTGTGCTGCCTAGGCTTCGTCTGGGACTGCTGATGGCTCTAGCAAACTGGATCGAGTCACTGGGGTTTGCCACAAACGACAAATACGCTAAAGCGTCCTTAATTTCTCTGCGATCAAAGAACGAAAACCCTCCAACAATCTTATAAGGGATGTCGTATTTACGCAGTGCGATTTCAGGCTGCTTGCTCAGAGCATTAGTCCTGTAAAGGACAGCAAAATCATTCAATGAATAGCCGTTCTTCGCTTTCATGCCTTGTATGGCAGCAGCTATATAGTTGGCCTCCGATTCAACATCAAAATGTCTCTTGAATGAAACTGGTTGACCGTCTCCCCGCTCAGATACCAGATGTACATCTCTGGCATTGTCGTTATGCCGTATGAGATTTTGAGCAGATTGTAAGATATGTGATGTTGATCGGTAATTACGTGGCAACACGATCTCTGATACTTTATCAAAGTCGTGGCTTACTCGCTGAATGTTTTCTGGCTTAGCTCCACGCCAAGAGAAGATTGACTGATTGAAGTCGCCTACCACAAACAGGTTGCCATCACGTTTCTTCTCGGGGTCAACGATGGAATGCACAAGCTCATACTGTATGGTATTGGTATCCTGCATCTCATCCACAAGAACGAACTGGAATTTGTTATTGAGTATTCGGGTGGCTTTGGGGTGCCTCTTAAAGAGCAGCCATGTTTTATAGAGAATACCAGTGAAATCAACTGCATTCCATTTGTCTAGCAATTCAAGGTATTCCTTAATGACGGCGGGGCCTGGATGAGCCAACTCTTGTATGTGGGTATCAAAGTCGGCTATATCTTCTCGAAAGTCATTCGCAACCTTGCAATAGTGGTTGATCGTTTTCTTGCGATAAGTAGGCTCGTACCCATGCATACGAACTACTTTGTCCATCAATTCCTTCTGGTCTTTCTCGGTATAGATGGAGAAGTTTGATTCTATCCCTACACGAGACCCGTATTTGCGTAGTATAGCAATGCAAAGAGCGTGGAACGTACTGACCCATACCTTCTCTGCCACTTGCCCTGCCTGCTCCGCAATTCTTTCTCTCATTTCGTTTGCGGCTTTGTTTGTAAAGGTTAAGCAGAGGATATTGGATGGATCAACGTCCTTCTTTTGGACTAAATCCATCACTCTTGCGGTTAGCGTGGAAGTCTTTCCTGAGCCGGGGACCGCTGTCACAACGCAAACCCCCTTAAAGTGGTCTACGGCTTGCTTCTGCTCTGCATTAAAATTCATGCGTATGTCACCGTCAAGGTATCGTCAGGAATACACAATTGTTCTAATAATTGTTGTTTCATCTGCTCTAGAAAATCTTTTATTGGATTATGTAACGGAGTGCAACTGTAGAAGAAATCTGCCCACTGTTGCTCCTCAAGTCGTTGCTCCTCAAGTCTTAAAACATCAATTATCACGACATCCCCTTTTCTATCTCTTTGATCTTATGCTTGATAGCTCGTGGTGACCAGCCTTGTTGTACATACTTGAACTGAAAATGTACTCTACCAGTTTCATCCACCAACTGAACTATTGGAATATCTATAATGCGCCATTTGTCAAGGTCTTCTTTATTGCCTTCAGCAACATCATAGGTTATATATGGAAACTTCAGTTTATTCAACCGAGTTAGATAAGCAGCACACCTTGGACAATTCTTTGATTTAATTACACGAGCCTTCAGCATATTATATTCCCAACTTTCCACGAACAATAGTTTCTTCCTTTAGCAACTCAGCACCATCGAGCTTGCCATCAGCAGCCATCCGGCCGAGTTTTCTCTGCACTTGACCCCACTCATCTTTAAGCCCTTCAGAAACTTTCGTAAGCTCATCACCTATCTGCTTACTAAACAGGGCAGCATACCTAAGTTGATCTTCCCCACTCATTTGTTCCCTCTTTGGATCATCATCTATGCCAAACTTGAAAGGGGCTTCACGTTTTGACAAGCAATGGGCAAAATAATGCATGTTTTTGTCTCCCAAATCAGATAAACCAAAGGCTTGTGAAATATCATCTTTGGAGAAGACGATTAGCTTTTTCTCAGAATTATGTATCAGTGCTCCATTGATGACGAGCATTCCGTTATCTTGATCGTACTTTGCATCTAAAATGCGTACATGATAGTATGTCATTCCCATTCCCGTTAAAGTTTAGCCTCCAACATACCAGAAAGCACTTCTGCAAATGATTCAATGTCTTCTCGGCTAGGCTGTGTTAATTTCACTTCCGTCAGCTTATTCAAAGCAGCGGGCTCTAACAACTCTAGCACCAGATGGTCGTGAAAAGTACGATACGATCCGCCAGGCACATCATGTAATGCTATGCAATCTGGGGAGACTCCGACCGTTTCCTCACATTTGCGAGTATGTTCAAACCATTTATCTTCGTCAGCATCCGAAATAGGCTGCGAAGCAGTAACCTTATTGCATTGCGCTCGTACTGGGAAATCCTCTCCCTCGCGATCTTTCAATGCCTTGATACGCTTATCCCAACTATCCTGCGGGATAACCCCATACATCCTACATGAGAACGGTCGGTCATCATAGACGTGACATCTGCCTTCCCAAAAGATGCAACCCTTCTCAGGGCTGGTGTCAAGGTAGTTGATGATTGCCCTAACCAGCATATCACGCTTGGCAGGCTTCTTCCAGGTCTTTTGAATCGTATCCAAAACCTTCAGAAACTCTACATAGTACATGCTGGGGTTGATTGTGCGACAATTATGGACTTCTACAGCATGAGTAACAAAGGATTCTTCTCCCAATATCTCTATGTCATAAACATACCCATCAAATGGTTCTATGGTTAATGATTTAACACTCAGCAAATGACCATGCTTATGAGGCACGCATTTTGTGTGCTGGGAACAAGTTTTATATACGGAATATGCCTTTTTTCTGCTTGGTCTATCATGGCCAGAAACAGAATATGTCTCTCCAGACAACCAATACAACATCAACAACTGTTCTGACCAATATCGTGATGTTGTTGTACTTGACCTTCTGTTATTGCGAGATATATCTTGAACTCCATCCCCAGCATAATATCCGTTAATTAAAGACTTTCGCAGAGTGGCGTTATATACAAAAGCACTGAAGATATTCTCATTCACATGTTTATTTTCGCACCCCCGTCCGAAAAGGGATTCAAACAGTCTGCTTAAAACCACAGAACACATCCGAACAGTTATCGCATTTCCATGATCTGTTTTCTGATTTACGTTCAGACCTAGCTTATGAGCAAACTTCTTGATTTTATCAACTAAATGGGTTTCTTTGGCATGTAGGTGAAAATTCACTACTCCATACTGACACGAACCTTCGGCTATAAAAAGCCCAAAAATAAACGCATCACTTGGTTTTATGTCAAAACGATTAGGGATTGGTTTGCCGTTCTTATGCTTAGATGTAAAGCAAAATCCATTTTCCTCATGCAGCCCATGTACAAAAGATGATACATAAAAGTGACTAGGACTTTGAGTTAATTTAGGGGATTTCGGAAGAATGACATAGTGACCAAATTTATTAGATTTCTTGGGAACTAAAGAACTTGATTCAACGAAATCTGGGGATGAAAGTTCTTGTCGGTCCCATCTGGTTATAGATGAGGCATACACTCTATGATCGGGAGTTAATCTAATATCTCGCCCATGAGATAACTTTAACAGCAGAATCTCTTGTGCCTCTTTTTTGCCTACTCGCTTAATTTGCCTTAATCCTGATTTTGTAAAGACTGAATCACCCACAACCAGATCGGAAATTGGAATTGGTCCTCGCACAGTATACACTAATGTATCTGGAGCAAGACAGCACCAGATGGCATCTTCACCATAGTGCTCTTCACACTGTTCGCAACCTGTAGTTGTGGGCATACGGTCATACAAAACCTTCAATGATATCAAAGGTCTACGTATGTTTGATTCCGATGTATCTACACCAAAGGGATTCATACGTCTAGATCATCCAATTCATCTAGGTCTTGCTCCACTGGCTTCGCGGGATAAGTCTTAGCTGTGGGCAAAGATTTGTCCGGCGTCTTCACCGTCGAAATTTTGGATAGTTTTGGAGCATCAGAGTCAAAAGTGATACTGATACTCTCAGCACCTTCCACTTTCTTAACTCCAGGTACATCTTCAGATTCTACCCAATCTTCGATCATCTTCTTGGCAGCACGAGCGTCAACGCTCTGCTTCACTTTGACGATCTTGTTAAAATCGTCCTTGTGCTCGTCCTTGACATGCTTCAGGAACTTTGACTCATCTTCAATCTTCCAACTGTCCTTGCCTTTCCGTTTGACCACTTTGGCAATAGCCGGGTATTGGAGGCTTTTCTCATTCGGCGTCAGGGTGAACATCGTGTTTTGGATCAAGCGGCGGAATTGATTAATCTTTGACTCAAGAGCCTTGATCCTCATGTCTGCCGTTTCGACCCGGTATTTCTTCAACCCTTTCGCATGCTCAAGCTTGGAATTTAATTCCTGCAATTGTATCAAGACTTCTTCAATCTCAAACTCAGATGACAGTACTAGATCAGCAGTGATAGGCGTTCCGCCCGTGATTGCATCAAATGCAGATATACTCATTTCACATTCCTCTCAGATCATTTAGTGCCAGACCATTCTTTGAACCCCTTAACTGAATACAGGATTGCTGTGACTGTCTCAACGTGAGACTTGTCACGTAATTTACCCAGATTTCCCTCATTGAATGAAGGAGAAAAACACAGGTCTATGCCTTTAGGAGCACAGTATCCGGTGGCAATAGTAAGAGCCTTGACCGCATTATAATTCGCAAATGGACCAACTGCTCTAACCTTGGCATAGCCATGCCGCCGCAGAGCCATAAAGACCGCAGATGCTAATTTCTTAACATGCTCTTTCTCTGCTGATTTTCTGTCAGCCTCAGTCGGCCCTCTAAATCGCCCCTTAGCAACCAAGAATCCAGGGTCATCCGTTCCGTCTCTAAAGCTGTTCTTCACTGTTTCTTCATCATGCTCCAGCATTGGAGCAGGCATTTCAGTATGCATAACATTCTCCCGATACAGATAACCTATTATACCGTCTCTACCATTAATTGTCGAAGCTCTTCGCTGCGTACCGACTTTATTCGAGATCGAACCTCCTTCTTGTCAATATCCAACGTTGATGCAATATCATCTACCGTATAGCCAGTTGCAATAAGTTTTAGTATTTCCTGATCTGTTTCATCTTTGATGAAGTACTCAATAATACCGAATGCACTCTCGAACGACATCGGCACATCACCAGATTTGATATCATCATAGTCGATAGACTCGAACGGACTCGATACTCTATGGTCCCGGTCTATATGATCCTGCAAAACACCTTTCTGTTCTTTGCCCACGGGCCGGTGTAAATCATAGACTTCTGACTGAATTAAGGTACAAGGATATTTCTCGGTAAATGTCGGGTAAGTCATCGGAGTGGCATATCGACTATATTCGATTGGCAAAGACCGGATATATTCCTCATCAATCTGTGGCACGATTCGCTTCGTGAACGGGCAGAGTACACCTTTATTACCGTCATCTAGTTTCCACGGCCAACGAATACGACGCTTGCAATCGGCAAATGCTTTCACATCACCTTCCTTAAGAGCACCAAGTTTTGCGTTTGTCTTCTCTCCCCAAATAACTGCATAGACTCTAGGTGAACTGGTTACCTCATAGATGTCACCCTTCCAAACCATGAACTTGGGTAGATCACTGATGGTTTTGAAATGCTGGAGGTGCTTCTCATCTATGCGACCAACCATCCGGTTACAAACTGGACACTGAACCGCAGGACGACGTTTTATTCGGAAAGCAGAGGTCTTGATGTTGGATTTCCAGTTCGATAGAATCTTGTAAAAAAGCCCGTTGAACGCACCTAGCGAGCCGTACCCCTTCGACTTTTGCAAACTGGCGGCAGTCGAGGCTTTGAACGTATTAACGGCCACAGATAACTTGTAATCAAAATCAGATTCAAAGGTCATCCTGTCCATATAGTCGTCCAACTGAGCAAACCAGTGATCTTTGTAATTATCATAATAAAACTGTATGGGGAGGTAATCTTTGCCGTCACGAGTTTTCTGGTACAATATAACTTGTTCCGTTACTGGTCTCCCATTAAGACAATAGTGTAGTTTTGACATATCCTCCTCCTATTTCACGCCATTCCAGCAATGACCTCGGTATTTGCATTCCAAGCATTTCTTATGCCCACGAGAGTCATAACCTCTAGGTGGTAATACGTGCTGCCCCTGCGAGTTCGTATTGGTGACTTGGTATCTTAGTCTTATAGCTTCTTCTCGCTTGACAGCTATCATAGCATCGTCGCGCAGTACCAAAAACTCTTTTACAGCCTGATTGGCTTTGTTCTCGTACACAAACTTGCCAAACTTTAGGCCACTCAAATAGAGGTATACTTGCATCTGCGTTTTATGTTCAGTCTTGGGTTTCTCCAATCCCTTAAACTCAAAAGGATTCATCGTCTTGAAGTCGATCAGGAAATACCTTTCGTCGTCAGGTAATGCAGCGATATCCTTGTATTCGCCCAACTTCTTGTAGGGCCATTTAGTGATGTCAATAATGGCATCAACATGCCCGCCCCACCAAGTTTCATCATCTCTGAAACCGACTTCTGCATATTGGAATTTGGTTGATCCGCATTCACATTTCGATGGCTTGGTACATCCGAATTTTGTCTCCGTACCAAACAACTTAGGTTCTGGATGTGCAGACCAATTAATACAGGTCCATCTACCCAACAAGGCATCAACAGCCGTGCCCATTAAGTAGTCTCGCCATCGATCATGAGTATAATGACCATTGTCAAATATTCGTTCTAACTGACTGTTAAGCTTGAGGGCAGACTCGTCTATATTTATAGCCCCCTTGGATTCATAATAGGAGTAAGCCACCTTGCGATGGCAGTCTTCCCAGCTACTCGCATGAAAATATGAGTAATCACGGTCGTTTGCTTTGGCTCGGTCAAGTAAATGGCTGTTGACTGCCTTTAGAACGTTGATATTAACTGACATTGTTTGTCTCTCATTTTCATCAGAGCATCACGGATCATCGTTTTGATAACCTGAATACCGTGCGTTTTAATATGTTCATCTGGGTCCATACCATCTGGGAGAAGTACCGGACTGAATTTATAAGCCAGTCCAGTACCGACCGAGACTCTTTCTAATTCGCCCATAGAATCACACATAGCGTAACCTTTCGGTATGGCTTTTTGCATAATCTTCTCGGTACCACTCTGCCCTGCCTTATTGGGATCAGAATCCAGAACTACAATAATTTCATCACAATAGCGATGAATCATGGCAAGTTGCACATCACTCAAATTAGTACAACATAGGGCTATTACGTTTTTGACTCCGTGATTATGGAATTGCAATGCATCAACCTGCCCTTCAACCACAACTACAAAGCGCCAATGGCGCATATAATCCTTCGCCTTGTCAATTCCGTACAGGTAAAAAGATTTTTCATAATGCTCATGCCAATGGTCAGGAAGCTGCGAGTCTCCGATCCCAATATGCCGGGACATCAAAGTGATTAGGTTACCGCTCGGATCGTATAGAGGAAAAATTATACGCCCCGCAAGTTGATGACGAACATCGTGTGGTATGAAACCTAATCCAAACTCTCTGATGACCCTTTCCGATAGGCGGCGCTGCTCCCGTAGATACGACAATCCGGGGCGGCCTTCCTGCAACCAAATGCATTTTTGCGATTTGGCTAAAAGCTCCACCCTTTCGGCGTCACTAAATCTGCTCTTAAATTTCACCATCTATATCTAAGTCCGTTTGAGGGACTTTCTTTGCTGATTTCTTCTTCGGAGTAGCCTTATTCTTTGGCTTCGCACTATAGGTCGATGCCAGTTCCTCAATAGCAAGTGGAACTCTGACAGGCTGCTTCTTCTTCGTGTTCTTTTCGCTCTTGGCTGCTTCAACGCAGCACGCAGCTAGATGGGCTTCAAGTTGCTGCTCTCGAATGGCCGCTAAGAAGTCCGCTTCACCTTCTATTCTGAGTATTATATCGTCATTCTGCTTCCAAGTCAAGACTCCGTTTCGGATAGTTACTGCCTGAAGAGCGCGAGCCAAATCATAAGCCTTTTTAGCATCATCTGGGTTGTACTCAACATAATAGATGGGTATCTCAATAGACACGTTCGGCGGTACAGGAGGTGCCATTCTATTTTTCACAATCGTACAGCGAGCATAATGGCCTATGAGTTGATCGTGACCTTCCTCATCCTTCACAAAGACTTGTCCTGTCGCACCATTCTTCTTTTCAACGCTAACTCGCTGGTGAGCAAAAAACTTAAGTGCGCGTCCACCAGGAGTATGGAATCGATCCTGATAGTATTCCCCCGGCTTCTCACGAAGTTGGTTGATGAAGATAACCGTGGTTTGCGTCTGTGCAGCAGCCTGAGCAATCTTGCCTAACATCTGAGACATACTTCTTGCTATCTCTGCCATCCCTGCTTTGTTCGGATCAAAATCTTCTGACAGGACTCTTTCTGGGATCAGCCCTGCCACCGAGTCCAGTACAACCACGCCATAGATATTTGCACAGATGGATCGGTAAACCATTTCCAGAATTTCATTGACATTCATCAACTCAAATGAATCGTCATCCTCTTTCGTATTCTTCACGAGCGGAGGAAGAAATAACTTTGTCGGGTCCATGCCGTTGATTTCAGAAAGAGCATAACTGAATGCCCGTTCCGTATCAAACCATGCACATAGATCACCGGTCTTTTGAGCATTAGCAACAACCCTCATAGCCATCGATGTTTTACCACTGCCCTCAGACCCCATCAGTTCCACAATACATCCCTTAGCTAACCCTCTTGCTCCTTTAGTCAGCAATACATCAAGATCATCGTGACCTGTTGGGATAGCCTGAAGCTCAATCGTGGCAAGACCTTTCGTTTTGTAGTTTTCACCAAAACGTGCGGTCAGTTTCTTCAGAACAGTTTCCAGTATTTTGTCTGATACTTTGCGTGTAGCCATTTGATATCCTCATTATATATCGAGAAAAAGGGTGCGGGCTTTGTGCCCACACCCTCTCCGCAAGTTGTCACTACCAGTTTATGGGATCATCGCCAGCGTCGGCAAGATCGCCAATTGCACCCGAATCTGCAACAGCCTGTTGCGGAGTCGTAGCCGGTGCAGGCCCGTTCGTTGATGCCGTGCCAAAAGCTCGGTCGATCAACTGGTTAAGCGGCGTGGCCTTGAAGACATCTTCTAAGGTGTAAAGATCACCGTTTGCCTTAATGGCTGCACGCTCTTCGTCAGAGATCGGAGCAGGACCAAGGAAGGTGGTCGTGTATTCACGATTCAAACCCTTGCCTGTTGCCTCGATAGTCCAGTTTCCACCATTCTGGCCGCCTGGATGAGACTTCGTTCTTTTTGCCCAAGAGCCAAAGTACTTAAAGATCGAGCGTCCACCGTCAAGTACCTTCACCACCTGATCTTCACGATCAATTACGTTCATCGCATAACGATGAGAAGGCTTGAACTCCTTACCAGTATGCTCGGTCAGTATTTCGGCAGCCTTCGTCCCGTCATCCAGATCAACAACGACTGATCGCTGCGTTTCCTGAATAAAGAACTTATAAAACTCAACTGCCTTACCTATGGGGCGAACTTCCACGGTCTTGCCGTCCTCAAAACGGATGAAACGGGTCTTACCCTTACCACTTCCACTACTTTTTCCACCAACACTGTTCCAATCAACTTCTGTAGCCATTTTCTTTCTCCTATCAGATTCTATTGCTACCCTAACATTGACAAATCGTCAGCCTCAACTCCAAAGGTCGTAGTCACTACGCCCTGGCCTTGTGGTGCTGAAATTCTTTCTCCTGGCCCGATACTATCAAAACCATCGAGATCATTTACTTGCTGTGCTTTGATTTTCTCCTCTCCTGCTTGAGTTGTCCCCAGAGGCTCCTTTACTTCTAATTGCAGGCAACTCAACTGTCGGCTCAAAGATTCAGAAGCAGCCTTCAAAATATTGTCGGCGTGCTTTCCTGATTCCATAACACCTTTTAATTCCCCAATATAGTCTGCAATATCGGACATATGTTCCATTGTTAAACCATGTCTGCGGTGCGCCCCTTTCAAATCGTGATCTTTCCATAACTTAGACTCTAGTAATTCTCCCCACCGCTCCCAAATATAGAATTGCGGGATTACCTTCAGTATGATCGTGCTCAGCCTAGATCGCCATTGGTATGACGCATCTAGCTTGTAACGAATCACGTCAGGTGAAATTACTGTTCTCTCTCCGAGGAAATGATCCGTATTCACCTCGGCTATTTCATTACGAATATCCGGCATGTCCAAGATTGGATACTTTGTAAGAACCATCTTAAGCATATGAACTTTGTAACGATAGAACTCCTTGAAGCTCACGCTGCCATCATAGAGAGTAAACTGCGGATACTTCTGGAGACATTCCTGATAGAAATGTAACTCATCGCCTCGTAACCCTAACGGGTTTTCTTTAGTAACCTTGGGAGTAAAAACTTCATCCTCGACTACATCCTCGACTACATCCTCGACTACATCCTCAACTACATCGAGAGGATCAACACCAGAAGAGGAGTCTTCCCCTTCTTCTGGTGTTGCCTCCGACTTTACGCCGTCATCCTCAACCTCAAACTCTGCCATATCCCTTGATACTTCAGTCTCATATTGCTTGCCACCCTCAATTAGCATTTCGTCTGGCTTAGTGTCAGACTCTTGAGGAGGTGATGTGGAGTTGCTTTCCGCTTCTTCGAGAGCAGCAGCAATTATTTCACGATGCTCATCCCCAGTCTCAGATTCCGGTTTCTTAGTCACTTCTTCCTCTACCATCATATCCTTGACGTCTTCACAACGTTCATCAAAAGACCGAGAAGACATATCGTCCGCTGCTGTGGTCCCGTAATCAGACGTATCAGACGTATCAGATTTCTCCTCCACCTCAATCACGTCAAATAGCGATGCCATTGCCTCAGCTTTCATTATATTTCCCTTTAGAGAGTATCCAAGTTATCAAGATTATCCAAACCTGCGCCTGGCTCTGGTCGAGCGTCTTTGTCAAGTTGGTCAACGAAATATGCCTTCTTGTGTGAAAGCTTGAGTTCATCCAGTACTCGGTCATGAATCTGCTGGAATTCTCTCGTAAGCACCGTCTGCCAGTTCATCACCTTCTTCTCACGCTCAGAAAGCGATTGCCAGTCAATTTCTTCGTCAATATGGTAATGAATTACGAGCGATTGGTACTTTTCAGTCGAGAGAGTTCGTTGTAACCCCAGTTGCAAGCGACCTTTACGACGTGGCTTGTCTGACGTGTTAGTATCAAGCTGTATCTTACCATTGGTCATTGGATATCTCCTATCTCAAAAATATTACTTTGATTATACAACAGATTTGGCGAGTTTGAGCAGAAAAATCTGAAAATCCGAAAATATTTTGCACACATATTTACCTAGCGAACAAATCACCCTTTTGACGCCCAAGTCCTCTCTTCCGGTCGTTTTTAATGGTGTCAAAGTCTCGGAGTAATTGAGATTTTGGCTTATCCTTACCAAATAGATTCGCATCACATAAGGCTTCAACCACTTTGCTGTTGACAGCAGAGCCAACTTTGTTTGCGAATGCAAACATCAAGTCGTTGCCTTTATATGGTTGGTTTTCGATAATCTCGTGAGCAGCCTTATCACCAACGTCCCTAATAATGAGTGGGCGCAGCAATTCTCGCTCTCCGATCTTAACGTAATGCATCTTAGATAGATTCAAACTGGGAGGGGCAATCTTATAGTTATGCTTCCGTAAGTCATCCTCATACTTACTAACCAAATCAAAGTCTCTGCGCTGTGCCTCAACCGACAACCTCGAAGCCATAAACTCAAGCATATAGTGAGCCTTGAGGTAAGCCGTCTTCCAGCACTCGTAAGCATAACTGGTGGCATGAGAATTTCGATTGACAATACCAGAAGATAGGCAATATAAGTGGGCTTCACTATCAACTTCAAGGTCATAACATTGATTCAGTCCAGCATACTTGATACTTGTGACCCGTACTTTTTGCCAATTAGCTTGACTACTCCTCTTTCCGGGCATAACATCACCATGTTTAACAGTCGTTGAAACTCCTGGTGTTTGAATCTTTTGTGATGAGATAACCACACATCGTAAGACATTCGAACAACTAGATACCCCCATTGACAAAGCTGATCGTTTACCTCTATGTCTTTTTGTTGATTTTGTAACAACTTCGTGTTGTTTATGTGATTTATAAAATGGTATTGCCCATCGTATTCCACAACTACCTTGCGATCCCTGTCTATAAAATCCACTTGTCTTCTTTGTGAAATGGAAGTAAATTTCTTGCTTTTGATGATTTGTGAATGCTTGAAACCAAGAGGGCATAAAACATCCTTTAGATACAACTCGGGGGCTGAGTGCCATTGATTTTGCCTCATTGCGGGCAAAACGCATTTGATTATAAAATCCTCTGGATTTTCTACCCGCCATTTCCTGAGTTGTTCTGTCCTCGCCTTCAATATTTCTGGTCGAGCAGATGTTTCGATAGCGGTTTCCACCCTGTTTTTCTGGAACAGAGATTTGTGAGTCACGTTGAGTTTCTTCATCAAACAGGAACGCCGATGAATTTCTTCTTCGTTGGATAAGATCGCCGCAGATACCGAGGATGACACTGTTTTCTTGTATTCCGCGAGCCTTTCTGGGTCTTTTTTGATTTCCTCCCAGAATTTTCTTGATATTTTTCCGTTCGATTCCGAATAATGATGAGACTTTATTACCTCCCATTGTTGACACTGCTTCTTGTGAGAATAAAGCTCTCGCTTCGTGAATTTTTGCTCGCAACCTGGACAAACAAAAGTCTTTTTGCTCAGTTTGTATTCTTCGCATTTTCTCTTGTGTTCTATAAACACTCTTCGGTTCGGCAACACCTCCTGACATCCCAGGCAAATCCAATCTTTCCTTTTTGGCATTTTTTATCTCCCAATTTTGCATAACAAACAAATTGCGTTCTACAATTTCACGAAGAGATCGTATGCCTTGATTAGTCATAAACTTATGATCTAAAGTACATACATGTTTACTACCGTCACTAAATTCGACTTCCCACGTTGGTATCACACCATGATCATATACATCTACAATCTCAATTGGATCACCTTCAGGTGAATAAACATCAGGCAAAGATTCTCCGCTTCTCTTTCTATTATACAATTCTTGGATAGAAATGTCATTTTCCGAGGTTATGATTTTTTCCGAAAAGGACAGTGACTTGTTGAAAGCATAACCACCAAACTTCTCCATATCATCCCAAATCTTCTTGGCAACCCCGGAGGGAACGCCCGTCTCGATGGCGGCTCGTAGGAACTGATCCTTGAAGTTGTTGATGATCTTGATTTTCTTCTTAGCACAACCTTTCATAAACATGTAACCATCAGAAGCGGTCAAGTCTGCCAGTGCCATGAATGCCTGCATGACCTGTTCTTGATAGGCCATAATACCATAGGTTCTCTGGGTGATCTTCCGCAGCAACGGGTGGGGGAATTCAACCTTATGTTTTCCTGTCTTCCTATCGGACAACTCAGGGATATAATCCTTGGGGCCTGGCCTGTACATCGCAATAGCAACAATCAAGTCATCAAATGAATCAATGCCGATTTGCTGGAAGGTCTGCTTCATTCCTGTTTTTTCAGCTTGGAAACACCCGTCAGTATCACCCTTAGCTAACAAGGTGAGCGTTGAATTATCTTTCAAAGGTAACCGAGACAGGTCAACATCAACACCGTGGTTTTCCTTCACAAGTTTGACTGCCATCGCCAACGCAGTCTTCGTAGACAGACCTAGCACATCAAACTTAATAAGACCAAGCGACTCGACATCTTCCTTCGAGAATTGCGTTGCTACTGTCTTCTTGGACCAGTCATCATCTGTTGCACCATGTGTAATATGGAGTGGGCAAATTTGCTCAAGCGGAATTGGAGAAATAATCACTCCTGCTGCATGGCAATTATGGACAAGAATATCCTGAGCGATGAAGTTGGGCTCGTTTTGATAGAAGTCATCACGATCTTTGAATGTAATGTCCCAAACTTCCTGTTCTTCTAGAGGTTCTATACTTTCAATGGTATGACATTTTATTACTGAGTAGACCTTATATTTTTGAGGATTTTTTCTGATTTCCTCAAATTCTACACAACCTTGATCTGTAAATATCAGGTGCTCATCCGTAACCTTGATCCAAGTCCCCTTAGATAACCGCATTTTGTAGCACTTTTTAATACCCGTGCAATGAGGATGGAAATCTGACGTATACAGTTCTTTTCCTACTTTATCTATGTATGCAACTTTGCAAGTATTATCAAGCTGATCTATCCGCACCCAGCCTATATCTGTTTTGATAAGAGTATCTTTAGCCAGACACCCATATGCAGAGATAGAGCCTTCTAGCCGTCTTGCGACCCGATATACTTCCGGGTACTGCTTCATATACCGGGCAAAATCTGAGAAGGTTTCACAAGCATCGTCAACGCAGTTAATTAGAGAGCCATCCTTCTTCTTAAATGCTGACTGCGACTTAGGTAATGTGTTGAGAATCTCATTCTGTAGTGCATAGTTTCTGCTTTTGTCTGGCTTGGAGCCGGAGTAGTCTATGGAGTTCTCTGGGTCAAGAATTTCTACAGCCTTGCGAACTGCTGCTTTTGTCTTCAGAGTTAGCGTTGTACCAACGTTGCCAACTCTGTCTTCACCGTACTTCTGCTGCAAGTACTCAATAATTTCATGGCGTCGAGCATAGTCGAAGTCCATGTCGATATCAGGGAAACCTGCCCGACCATAGGTACGTCGCTTCTCAACCGCAAACTCACCATTGGGTCGGGCTGTAGTAATCCCTAAAAAGTATGCTACTAGAGAGTTGAGGATATTTTTTCTGCCCGCTTGGATATCACCCTCAGTCAACCTCTTGTATATCTCCAACAGATTGTCTACAATGCCCAGGCGTTCCATCTGCTGGAGTTCATCAAACAACCTTTCTTTGTGTTTGTCAAAATCAGGCTTGTCAGTGATAAACGATATTACCTTTCTTCCTTTTTCACTTAGTTTCATCATCAACCTCATTCAAATATAACAACTCATTCAGTATTAGTTCAGCACATTCATATGTGGCTACCCGGTATGATATATTGTGGTCGTCTAAGAACGATCTGATCCGTGCCTGAATTTGTAAGGATTCATCCTTAGTCTGATACCTAATGTTATTCTCGGAATACTCCTGAATTTCAAGTAAGATAATATCATCATATGTCGGTATATCAAACAACACTTCTTTGTAAATCTTCGCCAACTTTAAGGCACTTTTTTCACAGAAAGGTGTATCATACAACATCTGAGCATATATGAAATTCAAAAAAGTGGGGCAATCTGAAACCACAAAGCCAGCGGTAGATGCATCCTGCTCTCTTTTGCGTTGTCCATACAGCATAAGCATCTAATCCGCAAATTCTGGATTGCGTCGATACTTCTGAATAAACGAAGTAGCATACTCTGTAACGTGGAAAGCATTTCCGTTAAACCTGGTGTTCAAAGCATGTGACAACCATTTGGCAGTTTCAGTCTTTCCACTGCTCGGAGCACCGCAAAATGCTATCTTACGATTAAAGTAATCCCAAGTGCACATCGGAGACTCTATCAGATTCGTTCCGAAAAGCGTGCGATCAATATCACGAGGAATAGGTATTGAGATCGGTTCACATGCTTCGATCTCTAGGAAAGCGACACGCATCGGACGATATACAAAATCCACAGTGATATTATAGGGACGGTCGTAGGGACGTTCAGACGGCACTGTGATACAGAACCTATCTTTGCTAACCACTAAATTAGCATTCTGAATCAATATAGTAGCAGCTTCCTCGCTCAAGTCTGCCTCATCTTCAAATCGATGACCATCCCTCTTATCTCCAGTCTTGCAGGTCAATCGCCATTCATCATCTATGGGAACACCTGCTTCATCAGGTGAGCATTTATGTCGGATACGACACCCTTTGTCATAGTAGTAATCTTCTAGATGAAAGTTGTCATCACCTAATTCAATTTTCAACCCCTTGAGAAATTGATGTATCCCCTCATGAGTAAACATAAACGAACGTTCGTGTTCGATCATTTGAATATTCCTCCAAATGCTTGCTTAATACGGTTCTTCGCTGTGCGGTAATACTTCTCTTCCTTCTCTGCTGCATAAGAGTTTGCACCTAGTTTTGCTGCCACAATACTAGCCATGCAAGTGCCACCAAATGGCTCCCACAGCACCATGCCGCTCTTAATGAACGGCAATAATAATCGTGAGACAACCTCATGTGGTTTAGCATTGGGATGCCCATTATCTCTTTTAGAACATCGTATTACATTCGTCATACCAATTGGCAATGTAAAATAATACCAATCTCTCATCTCAATACCGCTTGCCTTAGCTCCCTCCATCGCCTCCATAATTCTCGAAAAGTAGGGAGCACCTCTGGGAGCACCATGTTTGTTAGCATATTCAACCAGCTTCTCTAGCATAGGTTGAGGCGGCGGATACCATAAGTGATCCGCAGTCAGATACTTACGAGTCGCTGCATTCTTAACATTACAAGCCTCGTTTGCTCTACTGAATGGCAATTCTGTCCTTGCCCATTCGGATCGCAGGTATTCTTGAGCTTCTTGCATAGTGCCTATTGCATAATAAGGTGGTCTACAATAGAAGGCAATCACCTCAGTCACAATAGGGAAGGTTCGCTGCGTTTCCGAATTCACTCTGCCTGCTACGTGTGATATACTCTTGTCCCAGACGATCAACTGCTTGTATACCCAGCCATTCTCTTCTAATACCGGGTGGACAGATGCCCAAGAAATTTCACGACCGCAAAATAACAAAACAGTACGTGACGTGTGCTTCCAATTCTCTATATGAAGACGATACCACTCGGCCAACTCCTTGCCATTGACGAAATCCTCGGCAAAAAACTTCAACCCATAGGGGCCATCACAGAATATCACGGATGGCTCAGGCCACTCATTGTAGCAGTCTTCTGCCTTGCCTAGTGTTAAATTAACCTTACCCATTGACAGTTCCGAATATATCCTTACGCTTCTTCTGATGCTTCTTGCGGTTATTGGGTGGGATAAACAAATCACCTCTTAGCCGCTTGCGTGATAACTCAACTGCATCAGGATCATTATCAATACCCACATAAGAAACTCCATAAGCTCTGGCTGCCATCAGTGATGTACCACTGCCGCAAAATGGGTCTAGTATCAAACCACCCGGATCAACAGAGCATTTAACCATCCTGTTGAAAACTTCGATAGGCTTCTGCCATTTATGTCCTAGTTGCCTATCTGTTGGATTACCCGCATTAACTGCTGTCACTTCCCAGACATCTCCAGCTATAGCCCCCAACTTGTTGGGTATCCACCCTTGTTTCTTATCGTTGTTGCAAGGATATTTTAGCCTTTCGGGGTGCAAATATGGGACTCTAGAAGGATCAATCCGGTGAACAAAGTCGCCTTTAGCAAAATACAGAATAGGGTCGTACTGAATAGCGAACCGCTTTCGCTCTCGCTTGATGGAATTCTTGTAATGCCACACGATAGTATTAAGCCACCGGAATCCAACTCGCTCTGCCTCATTCCAAAACTCTCGTAAGGTAGCCTGACCCACACACATCATCAGAGCACTATCTGGTTTCAATAACCGATACGCCTCGCCAAGAAAGTCAGTTGCCACATAATCATCATCATCCCCAGTCACTCCATAAGGAGGGTCTGTCAGAATCGCATCAAACGATTCGTCGGAGAAGGACGGTAGTACATCTGCCCAGTTGCCTAAGATGACCTCATTAGTCTGCATTGAGTCCACCAGATTATTGATACCTATCCGACATTACTGCCACAGGATTAGATTTATCCAGTTCCCCATCACTTTTATTCTCTGATTTATGTGTACTATTATATCCGCCGATGCCAAAATCATTCTCAGAGATAAAGTAGGCATCATCAAAACCAAGGAACCGCTCCCACAGCAAGTCCTGTTCTATCGGATCAACACCCTCGGTAATACCCAAGCACTTCAAAAGTAGCGAGCCATATCCAGACCCACGAATGCCTGCTGCAATCTTGTTTTCTTTGGCAAACCGCATCACATCTTCAACAATCAGAAAATAAGTTGCGAAATCAAACCGTTTAGTATCCCATATGAGTGTGACATCATCTAGCTCTCTGGATAAACGATCACGATGAGGCTTCGACTGATCTAGGCCCTCTCTCTTCAATCCCGCCCAGGCCAACTTCTTCAGATAGTTCAGAGGGTCGAATTCGCCTTCTGGTAAGTCGAATATCGGCAGCCGCATCGAGCCAAAGACAATGTCAGAGTAGTCGCATTTGTCAGCGATCTCAAGAGTATTGTACATTGACTGACGACAATGCTTGAAGAACCTCAGCATCTCTTCTTCAGACTTCAGATAGAATTCATTAAACGGAAACTTCATTCGCTTCGGATCACGAATGGATCGCTTACTGCTCATACACATCAAATATTCGTGAAACTCTGCATCATCTTTATTGATATAGTGGCAGTCGTTGGTCACAATAGTCTTGATACCAAGCTCTTTGCTAATCCGTTGGATGCCGGGAAGTACCTTGGCTTCTAAATCTATTCCGTGGAACATCATCTCCAGATAATAGTCATCACCAAAGATGTCTTGGAATATGCCCGCAGCCTGTTTTGCTGCATCGTATCTATCGCAAGAGAGATGCCAGTTAACCACGTTGCTCAGGCAAGCCGACGTTACAATCAGACCTTCCTTGTGCTGTTCAAGCAATTCTAGGTCGATACGTGGATCATAATACGTGCCATCCAGGGATGACTTCTGAGCCAAAGCACAAAGATTTTGATATCCCTTATAGTTCTTCGCTATCACGTTGAGATGACGATTACCACGCCTGCCATCAGGTTGACCCCCCTTGGAGTGGCAGTGGTGATCTCTGCATAGATATGCCTCCACACCCAAGATTGGTTTAATGCCTTGAGTACGGCACTCTTTCAGGAACACAATAATACCTGCTATTGTGCCATGATCTGTCAGTCCTAATGCGGGCATTCCCATCTCTTTGGCTTTCTTCACCATACCTTTGACAGATGAGAAGCCATCGAATTTACTGTACTGAACACTCCAGTAGATACTCCCCTACCCAAAAGGCAGGGGAGCAGCTACTGTGAGTGATTATGGATTTGTATAAAATCGCTCATAACCACTAGGTCTCCTTATGGGGTTTTAGTTTGCGTTTGCGTTTACGAGTTTCCTACAAAATTTTCTCATTTGATACAGTGCCAATCTTCTGCTGTCACCATAACTTGCACCCCTGCTCGCTCTGCTTCTTTGGCTAAGGCTAACAACTTTGTGACAACTTCCTTACTCATCCAACCATCGCACGGAAAGAAATCCGAGTTATACCTCGTAAGTGCTATTTGCTTCGACGCCCAATTTTCGATATATGTTACGGTGGACTCAAATGTATAGGGCTTGTACTTATCAGGCCATCGTCGCATCAACAGTTTGAACCACCATCTGTTATTCAGATTGGTTTGCTCATCTTCGATGTACGCTCGCCGTTTCTTCTCGCAAATCGACTCAATGCGATCTATAGTTCGAGTGCATACTTCAATCACCCGAGCGGGCTGCATAGCAATAAAAGAAACGTGTTTGGTTTCTGAGTTGTTTTGCGACAGACATATAGGAAACATTCTCAATCCTTATGCGTAGATGATTATACAATATCAATCTTCATCCAGATCACCCGCTTCTAGCAGATTCCATCGATTTATGTTGGGTTTCAGAACAGCTAGTATCTGGTCAACGGTTATCATCTCTAAACTCAGAATGTCAACATACCTGGCTGTGCGCTTCAGGGTCGAAGATGAAGTGAAAGTGACATAGCTAAACTTCTCATCAGCGATGTTTTTGACCCGCACTTTTTTGTAACAGAGTATGCCATTCGTGTCCTGAATCTGCATAGAACAGGTTAGTTCGTGATTGTAGATGACTTCAAGAATTGCCTTGATATCCTCCAGTTCGGTGATGTCAGAATCAGCGACCTTCGATATGGTCTTCTTATAGCACTTATATTTCATTGTACTTTGTTCTTGAAGACATTCTTCACGTAGCTGCGATATGATGCTTCGTCTTTCAGCTTTTTGTTAACCTTCTTCGCAACTTTCTTCCTAACTTGAGCTTCTTCTGGAGAAACGGATTGCTCAGAAACGGTGGGTGCCTTACTGTGACCATCAGCAGGTGTAACCCGATGACGAACCCCGTTCTTATCACGCCAGAACTTGGCCTGTTGTATATCAGAGTATTGGTTAGCTTCTCTCCCCTTCATTATTACCGCGCCACCAGTGGAAAGCAAGCGAGAAATTTTGCCTCCACAATTAGGGCAAATTTTCCAGGCGTCATCCATAATGGAATGAGAGATTTCTATCGGACCACAATTGTCGCACTCATAATCATAGGTTGGCATAGGTCACCAAGATCATCTTAAAAATCATCATCTAAATCGAGCATGTTCACTCTCTGCCCTGGATCATCTGTAGGCTGAACATTGCCATGCAGGGCTGTATGCCCATACTTCTGATATAGGTCAATCATCTTGGCGGCTCGATCCTTTGCCTCTTGGACCACAATGGGCACTAACTCATCTGCACTGGCATTCATGATTCGCTTGATCTTGGATCGAAATTCTTTAGGAGCACATTCCTCACGATCAGGTATCTTTACTCCCAGAGATGCAAAAACCTTCAACATACACGACCGATCCGATAGTACATCACTAACACAGAAGGGCAGAAAGATTGAGTCAATTACTTCATCATCTGACATACCTTTGGAACGATAATATGGCATACAGTTAGTATAGACAAACTCTTCCTCAGCCATCCGATATTTAATGCCCCCACCAACTGATTCATACCATTTCAAACGAGCGCCACCCATACCTCTCACTCTGTGCGACACGGCGTGCAGCAGTTCGTAAACAACAACATCTTCTGTTGCCATTTCAGAGGAAGCTACTTCATTCATCTTCTGACTGAATTTACCCTTACCTGAGCTATGAGACGTGATACGATCTTTGACTAGAATGAGACGTAATTCATCTATATAGCAACCACCACATTCCTCGAAACCATTCCTTTTCATCACTTCAGGAGTGGTTTCGTAAATCTTGATATCAGATACATCTACATTAGGAAAGGTATCAGTAATGAACTGATGTATGTCAGGCCAGTCTGCAATCGATTTGCGAGCAGTATCGGGATGCTTAACAATGCGGTTAACTTGAGTCTCAAGCTCACGCATCATTTGTTTGCGGATACGATCTCGCTCACGCTTCGCTTGGCTTCTAATTACGCCCCACTTATACATCTTGTTCCCCTATGTAGCCCTTGCAAGCAACGACCATACGTACTTGGTTGTTCACGACCCAGAGGCGAAAATTCTTATTCTTACCCAAGACTGATACCGTCTGTTCTTTGATAGGGTTAGTGCAGTCCGGGCACCGACAGTCATTACATAGGGGCTCCTGTACTCCAATAGGGTTCACCATGAGTTTGTCCGCAGGTACTAAGTGACACTCATAATCCATCAGATGATATCCTCAGCAGCGGGTACATCCTTCTTGAACTTCGGTCGCGCATGTCCACCCACTCTACCAGGAGCCATTGGGCGAGGCATCGTTTCTCTCATTTTAGCCTCTTTTTGCCATTCTGACAAGTCATGTTGAGATTGGTCCATCTGCCACCTCTCTGGAGTATCAGGAGCTGGCTCGGCGGCCGCTTCGGGGTCCAGGCCACTTCGGAATTGAGTAAAATCTTGCACCACAGCGCCAGTCCCCGGTGCAGGAGTAAAAGACTGTATTGGCTCTACTGATTCATCGCTATTAGCCATTGTCTTATCCACCTGCTGTTGAATTGTGTTGCTTTGTTCAAGCCCTCGATGATCGACAATTTGTGGCCCATGCAGGAACCGGCGATCTACTCCCGAAAATGTAACTGGATTCTTGCCAGTCATCTGTCGGTAGGCGTCACCTACTTCCAGAAGCATATCACAGTCAATTGTAAACGGTTCGTTATCACATTTGATTATTTCCTCTTCGCCATCGTCGTTCTTTTGCTTGGTGCTGATATGTTGGCATTGGACGTAAGAACGGTCACCACCAGAGTCAGCGATGGTAATTTCCCAAATGTCCCCGTCAGGGCTTTCATATTCAAGGACAGCTTTCTTTAGTATAGATTTTTCTTTAATAGGCATCTTCATTATCCTCCTCTAGTTGCTCCATCTGGTATGCTTCGTTCATTCTTTCCATATTTGCCCCCTCGTGTTTCTTCAAAACATCACTTGTAATGAGACCAATATAAAAGATACGTATCCAGAAATCAAACTCCTGAGGCGTGTCAAGTAAATCACTTCTAACAATCGGGGTTTGCCACCCATTCAGTTCACACCACTCCTTCAGAAAACGCAGATCATCATCCGGGGCTTCCATAGTAAGTGGGTGAGTTGTTGCTGCTATATGGACTTTGCCATCATTCCAGAAACGAAGAGTAAAGGTGCTGGCAATCGTCGGGGTAACCACAGATGCTTCTGAACTTAACATCCAAACTGGAGGGCCTTCCTTCTCCATTATCTCCCTCACCTGACGATAATTACCATTACCCTCTCTTAAAGTTAAGTCAGAAAACTCTATCATAATACCGTAGCAAAACGCAATATTCCATTTTCAGATGCAATGTTCAATGCCTTCTCTCGACGCCATTCTTCCACTGACATATCCATGCGAGGATCGTCATTCACCACTTCGGTCCATGTCGTTGCAATCTTCTTGATGTCATTCGCAAAGTCTTCAACGATATAAAACTTGTCGTCATCATTCTGACACCTCAATACATACGACGGATGATAGGTCGCTATAGACCAGACTCTATACTTGTCAAGAAATTTCCAACTACCTCTGTGAGCACCAATTCCTGTATCACCTCTGACATAATCCAGAGCTTTTGCCCCCAAAGTAACGACGACCTTGGGCTGAACAATCTCGATTTCTTTCCGTAACCAGTTAGTTGCACAGAAGTTGATAATCTCACGAGCCTTGACGGTTTTTCCTGCCCGTTTTCCTTCTCGAATCACGTAGGGACCATCTGAATCCCTCGGAAAAACGTTATTTTGAGGTCTACAAGCCAAGACGTTGCTAATCAGGGTATTTGTCCGATCAAACGTCTTGGCGAATTTACGAAGCTCCTGGCGCAATCTCTGGCCTGCTCGATCTATAAATGGTCGCACCTGCTGTACTTCATCTGCCCCTCCCCCTTCGCCCACAAACATGAAAATAGGGTTACACCCGTTCCCTTCTGATTGTACCACTTGTCGATAGTGAGAGAAAATTGAACATTTCTCACATTGAGATTTTTGCACACAAAACCGTCTGTATGCAGCCGAAGTTTTAGTAAAATTACGCTCAATAATTTTATCTAAGTCCATTAGACAATCTCCACCGCATCAGGTTAACAGACTTATCCGTTTTCCTCAGCAACTCTGATAACTCCCTAATAGATAAATGCCAATTATCTTCCAATATTCTAATCTGAGTTTCTGTCCACCATCTTGGTGACCTTACATAAAAATCAGAAAACATCTTTTGCTTCTTTCGAGCAAGTGAAAAACAGTCTTTTTCATATATCAGGTCTCGCAATGCCAGAGTGTCTCGTTTATACATGGCAAGAACATATACTGGACTATACTCCGCTTTTCTCTGTTCTCTAATTTTTCCCAACCCTAACCGAGAGTGAATCTGTTCAATAAATATTTTCGACCCTGATACTATACCTGATTCGATAGAGTTACGCCTTAAATAAACCCATCCATCGCCATCAAACACTCCACGGAGATAACTGCCAAAAAAACATCAGGGACATCCGATGGCATCTCGATTATCCTGCTTTTTCTCGGTAGTACTACTTGTAATGCTAACGACTGAACAAGTTCTACAGAGTTAATTCGCAATCGGCAGGACAAACCTCGCCGGTTCTCGATCTTCGCTTCTGGGATTTTTTGCATTGCCTTCAGCCTGCCCGACCTGCTTGTAACAGTCATAGATTGAGCACTGACGGCAAGCGTCTTTATCCTTTGCAAACTTCACGTATTCTGAAGTGACCTTAGTAAAATTCCGCTCGATTACTTGGTCAATATCCATTGCTTCGTCCCTGAATTATACAAGGTTATGACTGATCTTGTTCCGTTTCTTCTTCAGTATCCAACTTCTGCACGAAGTAATCCATTAAAGCTTCTGCCCAAGGCAATGCCTGCTCTTCGGCGAGTCTCTCAAAGGCTTCTACTGCTTCATCAAATGTATCAAACAAATGAGTGCGTGATATTTCAGAGAACCTCTGATAAATCTTGGGTGAAGCAACATATAGAGAAAATTCGTCTGCGTTTTTCACCTTCGGATGATTAGGTTTATGAAAGATGGTAGCCAACACTATGTCGTTGTGTCTTAACTCCCATTTACGGTCTTTGATTTTTGTCCATTCTGTCATTTCTTCCCCTCAAATATATCTATGTGGGTCGTTTCTTTCAACCTCTTTTGAGCGATTTCAAAAGATTCTGGGTTATTTTCATACCCTATAAATCGGCGGCGCAGCTTCTTGCACGCTTTTCCTGTCGTCCCCGACCCCATAAAAGGATCGAGCACATTAACAGGCTCATCCAATCGGGCGGGCCTTGGACTTACCAACTTGATAAGCCGCTCCATCAGCCTAATCGGCTTAACGGTGTCATGAGTATTATACGAACGTTTCTCATGTTTGCTGGGTTTTGGCACCATAAAAAAGCGGTCATAATCAGCCATAAGAGGATCAAGCCACACTAAATTGGCAGGCCACCTACCACCCGGATGGACATTTACCTGTTTCTTGCCACCTTCATTTGCCGAAAAATACTGCACATCACCGTGTTCTTTACCAGCAAAATGTAAAAATGTCTCTAGCGACCGCTTATCCTCATCAGACTCATAGGGTATTCTACACGCATCAATGTTGATCGCCCCAACATGCCACTTCAGGATGTTTTCAACGTAGCTGCCCTCTAAAGGCTTCTGAGCCAAGATGATCGGTTCCCACGCAGTCTTTAATTGAGTTCCCCATCCGTCCCACTTCTTGGCTTCTTCAGAAGCAGGAGCGGTAATATCCCACGATTCCGCCGATTCCGCCGATTCGTGTGAACTCAAAGTATCGGCATGATATACATTCGACTTGACTGTTGGGTTGTTCTTCAGTGTTGGATGTACCCTGCGAGCTATGACTTCACGATCAGCACCAAAATGCTTGTCGATTGCCCGATCAATCGAATACGAATGCGGGAACCCGGTAGCATATCCCCAACACAAGCAGTCCTTGATCTCAAACCCGGCATCTTCCAACTGTACACCCAAACGATGATACAGTCTGGTGTGGCCGAATGCTACAAGAAATCCGCCAGGGCGCAGCGCCTCAAAGCATGCTTTCCAAATCTCAATCGGCGGCAACACCTTATCCCAATCCAACCCCATGAAATTCATGCCATAACTAATAAGGTGGGTCAGTGACGATTGCATGAATTGAATTCTTGTCCAAGTGTTGAGAAATCAATTCAGCGGAATCACCGAGGCCCACCTCGCGCATTTTCCCCTTAAAGTACTTTGCCATATCCAATTCCATCTAAAATACCAAATCTTTTATAATCCACAAACATCTCAATCTAATTAATCTTTCGTCTCCAATCCTTTTTATTTGAAGATGTTACCTGTTTGCCGTCCCTTAATTGCCTTTTGCCCTCGTTGCTTCTTAGCCCATTCATTAACAGACACTAACAATATCTCTGTCTTTGATGCTTTTTCTTCAGACCCAGATAAGTGCATCTTGACATCTTGTGTTACCACTTCACACCCTGCCTTCTTGTACAGCTCTACCACATCGCTTTCTTCATAGTAGCTCACGACATATGAACCTGCTATACCCTGAAGATGACAGTACATTTCATTGTGGTCAAACCCATCCTCTTTGTTTACTTCATAATAGTCCGACTCCACTCCCTCGTAAGGTGGATCAAGGTAGAAGGTGGTCGATTCGCTATCCCATTTCTTGAGTATCTGTCGATAGTCCAGGTTCTCTAAGAATACTGAACGCCACCGCTCATACACCCGAAGAATCAAGTCCCCCAACTTACTCCAAGTATCATAGTTGATTTCGCCATCCCGAGTAATACTCCACGGCGACATCATCTTCGCACCAAAGCTCTGGCGATTTACAATTAGAAAAGCCAGAGCCTGGTCCAGCATATCAAGGGACTCTAGTTTGTCCTCATCTTGAACTATCTTAAGAGCCTCATCAAAAAACTTGCGGCTGTACGGGGTGAGATTCACAAGTTCTGCAAACTCTGGTGCCTTGCCTTGGAGTACCTTGAAAAATGAGTACAATTTGGCATCCAGATCGTTGTAAACGTATCGGGTATCCCTACCTGGACGTAGAACGACATCAAGTACCGCACCCGAACCACCAAAGACATCTACGAATATCTTGTGTGATGGAATATGAAACTTGATCCAGTTAGCAAGCTTAGATTTGCCGCCAACTCTCTTAATAACCAATCCATTCTCCCATAGCCCCGCCACGGCGCTGAAGGTAATCTACGCCAGGCTCTTTCACTTCCCACAAGCTGGTCCATTTTTCGGGTACTTCAAGGAAATGTTCGTACTCTCCTCGAATTGTCCACTTGTACACTTTATCGGCACCGTTTGGACCTGGCCCTGAATAGTCATCAGTATCGGTTGTGGGGTGGCGTCCACCGAATCCACGATGACTGATTACTTGTTGGGCTTCTACCAGAGCCCTCTTCGGCACAAGCAAAAGTTGCTTGCCATCCCCCTTGACTAAACAAACAATAAATTTATACGACGGGTACTTCAGAATCATTCGGAACTTGCGAGCAGGGATATGCACTCCCCTGTAAATAAAATCCCAGTCGCGATCCGACTTGATCTCTGCATCAACTAAAAGTGGTGGTCTGTCTGCTATATCTACTTGCAGATCAGGTTCTTTATGGTCTTTGGTAGACTGTTTATCAAACGGCTTTACCGCTCCACCTTTCCACGAGTAAAACAGTGCAGCATGTTTTTTACCTATTTTGTCGTATTTAGCCCAGTACTCTTTATCAAAATAAGCAACTGTATTACCTGATTCATCAACAAACGTAGGCATTAGTTTACCCTCTGAAGACCGATACATCCCTCGATAATGATGTCTTTGTCATTCCCGCCAATTTTAGCTTTTGCCCACGCATCTGTGCGTGTGGCCGAATACATATCGCAGCCACCCGCAGGCTTACCCTTGCCTTTGGTCTTTTCCTTACCTTTGAGCATTTTGTGAAGATCATAATTGGTTATAAATAACTCGGTCTTCTCGTTAGTTCGTTCAACAGATTCTTCCGATGCACTGTATATGATAGGGTCAGTACGGTAGATAAAGTAATCCCCGTACAGGTCAATCACATCCTGTACATCATCATATGTAATTAGGAACTGGTTTCCATTCACATGTACCTGGTCACAACACTTCTTAAAGTCTTGGTGGTCTTGGGTACCAAATACAAATTCGTAGTAGTTGGTGCCATCTGCGACAAAGTACGGCGGATCACAATAGAAGAAAACCTTGGCTCTGGGATCAGAATACTTGTCAATAAGTTTCCTAAAGTCTACCTGCTCGATCTGAGCATTGGTAGAGCTAAACCGTTTTCTGAACCTCTCGAAATCCGTGTTCATATTGTATCGGCTTTTAGTCAATGGGGAAGCCTCGTAGCCTCCCTGTTTGATTGAGCTAAAACCTTTCTTGATACAATAGTAATAAACGAAAGCACGTTGCGCTGGGTTAAGTTCATCCAGCTCTTTGTCTGACAACTTCTGCCACTTAATGAAAGTCTCGCGGGATGCGGGCATCCATTTAACATACTCCACAAACTCTTTGCGTATCTTCTCATCAAAGTATGTACCAGACAAAACCTTAAACAAGTTGACCAGTTCGTGATTCACATCGTTGATGATTTCGATCTTGGCGGGTGGCTTGCCAAAGAAAACAGTAGCCGATCCCGCAAACACCTCAACATAACAGTCGTGCTTAGGCATGCAGTTGATAATTGTTGGACGCAAACGAGTTTTACCACCAAGCCAGCCAATCGGTGCGTTACAATTCATAGGAATGATATGCTTAACTAACATTTCGATCTTCCATCGTACTTACACGTGTTAGAACAATACTTACTGATATTGCCACCGATAGGAGCATCACAGCCGAGTTTTATGATATGCTTGCCTTGCATTTTTCTCGCACTCTTTCTAATCGTTTCTTCTTGAGTATGTGCCTTCGACGTTGGAGCATAGAACTCAGAGATGAAAAGGTCTCGTGAATATCCTCGAAATTACAGTTCGCAATATCACTATCAATGGAAGCGTACAGACTATCTATTATACCACATTCTTGAGGATCATTATTGACACTCTCAAGATAACTACGAGACATCGAACTGATCGCCATCAACACATCTTGTAACTGTAGCTCTTCTCGGGGTCGATTAAATGCTTTGGTTATACGCTCTAGCTCTATATCGATACCATCTGCCAAGCTGATTTCCATACCTTCACTAAGACGAGACAGTGCCTCTTTGAAAGACAGCCCCTCTAGCCCTGCCAACAGATGAATGATGTTGTACGACCGCTGACATCCGTAGCAGTAGAAGTTCTCAAAGTCTCCCGACTGTGTATACACTATGAAACTGGGCTTTGTTTCATTATGGTCAGGGTACGGACATCTAAATTGGTACTTCCCACCCGGCAATGACTTAACAGGTTGATGCCCCTTTTTCTCAAGATAATCGAGTATTGATTTCTTACGAAGGACTTGATAAATTATTGACTGTGTTGAACTCATCCTGAATCTCATCTATAGAGTATTCTTTATCTTCAATCACATTGAACGCCGATTCAAACGTAAACCAAGGAGATAGATCATCACCTCTTCCTAGTACTGCATATGACCCCTTATTCAGCCAGAAAGGGTAAACTTCTGTCAACTTGCGACCTAGCAGTGAGTTGAATGTGATATTACATAACATCGGATGAGATAGCATTATCACATTGTCATCACGATTGCTCACCGACTCTTTTACAAAAGGGACAACCCTAGCTGCACATTGTGATACTGACTCTCCATTTTCAGCACATATACGGGTATGCTGGAATAAGTCAGACTGGAACCCTCGTAACAATTTAAGACTTGTCCCAGTCAGAACCCCGAAATTCCGCTCACGTAAGGCATCAGTCTCTTTCACCTTCAGTGGTCGTCCTGATTCAAGACGAAGGTAATGAAGAATACGTGATACTCTAGCTGCATTACTAGATAGCACTTGCCCAATATGATTCACGTTAGCCAGGACATGTCGAGCAAATATTACTGAATCTCGCATCCCTTTAGGGGTTAGTGGGACATCTCTGGAGCCAACAAGTAATCCACCTTTGTCTAGTTCGGTCTCAACATCGTTCATAATAACTAGAGCATTTACCATTTGACTTCACCGTTATCATCTACATCATCTGGCAACTGCAAATCAGGAGCACCAGCAAAGTTTAAGTGTGATCCGATCTCCTTCTTAATTTCATCTTCAGGCGTATCCAAAATAGCATCCGTATCAAACTCAGTTGCCATCGCCATATGCTCTATCTCACTCACATTTGTTATGAGACAACAAGCTGGATCAATACGAACTTCATATGTCTGCCCTGATCGACCATGACGAGCTTTGACAACATGAATCTTAATCTTGTCTTCTTCATCTTTGTGAGGTAACAGAGCAAAGATGGTATCACTATCTGCCGAATACTGGTGAGAACCGTGGATAGAGGTCGAGTCTATAGCATCCTGTTTGCCATCTTTCCAAGCACGAATAGCTGCTCTATTCATCTGAGCAGCAGAGACAATATGAAAACCATGTCGCTTACCTAAGAACCGCAAGTCTTTTAGAATGGCACCAATCTCGATATGTCGCTGTCCGTACTTGTTATGGGCATCTGTCTCTAGAGTATCAACATAGTCAATGATAACTACCTTCGGTTTGAACTTGGAAGCCTTGCTTTCAATCTCATGCTTAAGCGTCATAACGGACGTTCGCTCATCGGCATCAAGTATATGAAAGTACCGCTGTGATTTAGTCCAAAGCTCACTGTTAGCTATTTTATCTATATCCTCATCTGACAGTTTGGTTTTAGGTTCTGTCAAACCTTCCAATGGAATACCAGTACGATTTGCAACAATACGGTTCAAAAGATCATACCTACTCATTTCCAACGGTATGAACAGCACCCCATGACCATGCTCGGCGATATTCAAACCAACGTTCAACATCATGTTGGTTTTGTGACCACCCGTATCGGCAACAAATAAGGTTAAGTGTTGTGGTTTGAATCCATAGGTCATCGGGGCATCTATCGCTTCAATGCCACACCTAATTCGGGTATCTTCATTCCGCAGCGCCTCCAATTCTTTCATGTAGTCATCCTTCATCTCCTCACCAGAGCCATAAAACACTCTACGAGTCTCTGTAACGCTAACGGCAGCATGAAGATTATGTGCTAAGTCTTGAGCAGCTTCGAGATACCCTTTCCTCTTGGAAGTATCAGCAAAGTCGGCAAGATACCGCTGACTTTTTCTTGCTATGTATGATTCGATAAGTTGGGCTTTAAGTGACCCTAGATCATCAACATCTGCATCCGTACCTACAAAGCATTTATCGTGCAACTGAACGGCAATATAGATGTTGCCCTGTTGAAGACCTTTCTTACCAAGATATTGCTTGTAACCCTCTCGGGTTAATAGTCGCTTATGACCACTATCAGCAAATTCACTAATAGCAGCATCAACGATGGGACGATGAGTACCCTCGAAGAAATCAGGTGAGAAGCCGCCCTCTACCATTTCTTCAATAACATGTAAATGGTTGAGCATCAGATGGATTATCTTACGCTCTACTTCAAGATGATATTCAACAGGTTGTATATTATCCATATTGTTACGATCCTTCCATACATAGCTTTATCTCTACGTTGGATGGATCAAGCATAATCTGCAACGCTCCTGCACCAAGCATCTGTTTGACTCTATCAGAGTTAATACCCCCTACTCGGGGCTTACCATGACAGCCAGACAAAAACTCGGGGTTGCACGTTACAATAGTGGGAAGGCTGCTGCGCCTATAGAATAATTGGTCAAGATCGACCACTTTATTGTTGGATACATCGAAATTGTCGATAACGAGGAAATTTACTTCCGCCCATTCATCTAACTGTTCAAAGTCAATGTATTTACCAAAGCTATAAGCGGCGTCTACCAACACAGAGCCTTCTACCCATCCGAACGTATAGTCCTTACCACTGTCTATTGAGGCTCGAACAACTTCTTTCAAAATCAACGCCGCAAGCAAAGATTTACCACTTCGATTACCACCCGCAATAACGACATTTCCGCCACACACTGACTTCTCATGAATCAGCGAATGCTTTTGTCGTTCTTCACGAGTTGATACCAAATTGATATCATCGGTATCAAAGCAGTAACACATCGCTTGCGAACGAGCCCGTTGAGCGACCATAGCAGCAGTATTCTCATTCATCCCTTCAATACAACCAATTACCTCGGTTCTGCCGTTTGGATATCGAGTCCGCAATGAGCCATTAAAATCGCTCCAGTTGTAGTACTTGAGTCCTGATGGTTTCAGCTTGATCTGCTCAAAACGCCACTTGACCGCAGCTAAATGTTGGCATCCACAAGCTGTCCAACCATTATCCCTAAGCACACACTTAACACCCTTACAACGAGGGCATTGTGATGCGTAATGTTCCTTGTATTCTGAGTACGATATTAGAGATTGTCGATTCATTCAGTTAAGTCATCTTCAGTCAGATCGTTTAGGTCGCCCGCCAAATCAAAAGTTCGGTCGGGAGTCGAGACTGCATACGATTTGCCTGAACCAGAAGAGTTGGCCAGACGAGCACGACCGCCCGATCCATCCTTACCCTTGGCCCATTCACGCATGACGGTGACTTCCTCTCGCCTGCTATTATACAACGGTTGGAATTTGCCTATCTCACTGACAATATCATCGGTCGTTACCTTGCGCTTCTTATCTTGGAATGCCAAGAATAGCGCATTATTTATTCCCTTTTCCATTTCAGCAGGGCTGTAGTTATCAGCCGCATCTGCGATTCTCGACAGATTGAAGTCGGCTGGGTCTCGATCTTTCCGCTTTAACAAAACTTCTGCAACCTCAACCCGTTGATCCCGGTCGGGTAGATCAAGGAAGAAGATTTCATCGAAGCGCCCTGCACGCTGAAACTCAGGTGGGATACCATCAAGATTGTTAGCAGTTGCAATAACGAAGACAGGCTCTTCCTTTTCCTGCATCCACGTCAACAGCGTACCAAAGACTCGGTTGGTAACTCCACCATCAGTGACATTACTACTTGCTACCCCACCAATACCCTTTTCGATTTCATCCACCCAAAGGACACAGGGTGCAATAGCTTCCGCAGTCTGGATGGCAAGTCGAGTATTCTCCTCAGACTCACCAATATGAGCCGAGAATAAGGCCCCAATGTCCAGCCGCAGAAGTGGCATCTCAAAATGGACACCAACTGCATCCGAGATCATCGATTTTCCTGTGTTGTGGGACACGATATCATTGGAATAATATCTATGACTTAAACTCTTCACCTCTAAATCAAAGGTGTCTTTTACTCCTATAGATTCTTTAGCGACAACTGCTTGCCACCCGGACATTGTGCGTACTAAATCCTCCTGCACATTGATGTCTTCCGACTTCTTCCATGAATGACACTCAACACTATCACTCGTCCATATGTAATGATCAGCAGAACATCCGAGTTCTTGACCATTTTCCAGCACCAAATTATAACAATCTTTATTCCGCTTCTGTACCAGTGATCCTATGTCTTGCCATCCATCGGGAGTATGAATTTGATAAGTACCTCCATCCTTACACAAAGCAAAAAACTCTTCTATCGTAATTTCCTGTTCTTCATCTTTTTGCATAGAATTTCAATCCTCTTTCGATACTTTCGGTTAAACTCGACTGCACCTTTTTCAAACAAAGACACAATCCGATCCGTTTCTAATAATTTCACGTCAACCATCTCAAACTCAAGACCGTTGTTTTTACAAAATTCAATCGCGGCCTTTCTCTTAAGTATATTCGATGGAGTTTCCATTAACTGCTTTGGTTTAACTTCTACCAGCACTTTGTTGTCTACTAGAAAATCCGGTCTATATGTTCTTGAAGTGCCATCGTAATTGGTATACGGTATAAAGAACTCCTTAGTTTCAGCACTTCGCCATTCATGATCATTTCCCTCAAGAACCCTAATCATATATGACAGCTCTCGAAGACTTCGGAAATACCATCCTTTATACCATCCTCCCCAGCCGCCACCAGACCCCTTTGGAGCAGGCTTCCCGTACATAGGGTTGTTCTCACCAGAAGAATTCTCCGATTGAACCTTAAGCCACTTCGCAAACTTTTTTGCAGCTACTTCCCCTCCAAGTTGATCTTTCCAAATGTCATAGAAGCTCCTGCCAAACATCCCATTCTGAGTACCCATCCTTGCAGAGGTTTTTTTGAATTCTTCCGTCTGAGTGTAGCTGCGATCAACCTCTTCACTCAAATACTTCTTAGTTTCTTCCGAATGTTTTTTCCCATAAAACGAGTTCTTTTCTCCAACCCGTTTTTTGGCTCTCTCCGATCTTTCCTTCTTTATTTCTAATCGCGATCCTACTTCCTTCGATCTGCAAGAACGACATAGTTTCTTGTCTTTATCTGCGCGATTCCTATTCTTAATATTCGCATAAGTTAACTCTATCTTACATTCAGGGCAATTCCTTAAAAAAGGAGGTAAAGATTTCTTTCGCATAATAGTTTCTCCTCGTCGGATAGCCCGACACAGGACTATTCTACGAAAATTTGATGTTCTCCTTCATCAGAAATCTTTTTTACTCTGATTTTTGTATCACCCAAAACACAACCTGGAATGCCCACAAGCAGCACTCCCTTTGGGTTGTCCAGTCCGAAGTCTCTGGCATCGGATTTGAAACCAAGCCTACGCATACCTAGCCATTCTTTCAGATTGTCAAGTCCACCGATCTGGTCAAACGAGAACCTACTATCCCTGTACTCCAAGATACCTCCCTTACGGATAATCTGTTTCTTTTCGTCTAGGATAGTTGATATATCGAACGTTTTCGTCTTGACCAACGATTTAGCATAGGCATTCTCTGCCTCGGTAATCGTCAATCCCGTCGTTGAATGTAGAATCTCTTCCCGGTTGTCTCTTGCAGACTTCAAGGCATTAGGAAAACGAGCTGGGATATGTTTGCACATCTTCGTGAAAGAAACTTCGACCTCTTCTCGGGACGGGGGCGGAAAGTCAATCAGGGTGAATTCCTTCTCTAATGCCACTGGGCAGACAAAGACAGGTGAAACAATCACAATATAACAGACCGACGTGAAGCTAGCAAACTCTTTGAAGAGCCGCTCGATCACAGGAGCACCTTCCAAAAAGTGGTGGAAGTCGAGCAACATAAAAATCGAGCCTGCTGATGCCGATTCTTTCTCATTGGCAGACTTGGCTTGATCTATAATATAATGCAGTGCCGCCTCCGCATCGTTGTGAACTTCACTTTCTTTAGCTTGAATTTGCTGCAACGAGGAAGCATCTAACATCCCCCTGCTGAAATCCCAATGAAACAGATTAAAGCCTTCCGAATAGGCAATCAGTTTGAAGGCACTGATAACCCGACGCTCTTCTGGGCTGCGGATATAGAGTATCCGGTATCTACTCTTGATATGATAGAATAGTTCACGACCAATTTGGCCGTCACCTAGAGCAAGTAGCTGCTGGCGATATTCCCGCCGCACCTTTGGCGTGAGGGTTATTTCCTGGCTCATTATCTGTCCTTCTCAAGTCGTCAATTCTTAATCGGATGCACGATAGTATGCACCTGACCAGTTGAACACTTTATCTGGCCCTGCCTTACCTCTCCGATTTCAGTTATTATAGAGGCTAGCTTCTCATTTGCCAAGTGGGCATTTGCTTTTTCTCTGCCCTTTAGCTGGATCAACAGTTTGACGCTGTAACCTTTACCAAGGAATTTTTTGATGTGATTTACTTTGGTCGCCTGATCATGAGGGTCAATCGTCAGACGAAACTTCATTTCCTTAAGAGACAGCGATCTGCTTGTTCTTCTGAGACTGCTTCTTCCGCTCATACTTCCATTTACCCTCATCCATAATCCGATAAACTGGGTTTTTGCCTTGCTTGCTGACCTCGATCAAGTCGAGGCCCGCATCCTCTGCATGTTGCTTGGCAGCGGCATAAGACATAGAGCCCAGGTTTGTACCGTCCTCATCAACAACGAGAATATTATTCCTGAACATCGTTCCGGCACTCATACGTAGTTATTACGCCTCCATAAAATAATGAGTGTAGTCAATATTGTCATACTTTTTCTCGATACCGTGGAATTTCAACGCTGGTCGGGCAACCGATATGAAATCCACAACGTCCTCTTTATTATACCGATTTGCGACAGTAATATCAAGAACCTTCGCCAAGACTTCCTTGGAATAACTTTTGAGAACGTCAGACAATTGGGCGTAGACGTTATTCAATCCATTCGCAGTAAGTACTCGGTATGCCTCCACAATGCCGTGGCCCATGAGCACGAGGCTGATACCTGACATCTTATAAAGTTCTTCTGGAGATACATCGACCTCAATCTTGATCGCACTTTTTGGAGTACCCATCGGCCTACGAGAATACTGACTAAGAAACTTGGCAATGTCACTATCACGCATCAGGCTGAAGATACCCATTGGTTTTGACGACTTCGACACAGCATATGTGCCTATCCACCAATCAATATAGTCCCGCAGGATATAATTGGTCATCGAGCCGCCAATTTCATCTACAAACTTATCGTAGAGCTTCTTGGTCCAATCTGAGTCCCGTCGGGGATTAATCTCCGGGTCAATCCCAAAGTTGGATAGACTCTGCCAGAAATACCGCACGAAATCAACTGATTTCCAATCTTGGATTGTTCGCTCTCGCTTCTTGGGAGTAGCTCGACTAGCCCTCTTGGTCGGCTTAAAGATGGGATCAGGCCCAAGAAAGCCCGAATCGAAGATAGGCTTCATTCGCCTTTGCTTGCGCTTTGCAGGTGCACCCATTTGCAATGCGTTAAGAATCAATTCGGTGTCATTCACCTTGTAGTCTCCACTACCATTATACATCATCCCATCATCCTATCTTCTGTCTTCCCCTCAGTCAACGATTTCTCCTTATGTTCTTTTCGTCCTCCCTCTGCGCGCAACGGCATTCCTTGTGGTTAGAGTAATCCTCTGCTTTACCAGATGTTACGCAAGCGCACCGCTATACAGTAAACGCTTCAACTTCAGGCATATTGAAACACAGACACATAAGATCACATTCAAGCTCAACCACAGATATATAATATAAACCTATTGAGAACGATAGAGTAGATAGGAGACTCATTTTTAACCACATTCGACCCAGGATGTCGCCGTTTCGTCGGAACAAGTATCCGCCATTGCCGGGATTTCAGGGCCTACTCATAAGCGCTGGTAAGGCGCTAGCCCCTTATACGCTCCTGTTTTGTACGAGGGTTCTCTCGGGCTGTCACGTCATCTCAGTAAGATGCCTACATAAATGTAGGATGCCAACGATCCCGTCATTGCTGTCAGGGGACGGTGCTCCGAAACCTGTCTCAATAGTATGTCATTGGGCAATAACCAGGTATTCAGAACTCCTGTTAGTTCTGCCTTGATTCTTGCGGTAGAGATAACGGTATTCGTCAGTCAGTACTTCAACTTTAACATCATCTTTGAACTGCTTTACCAGATCAACGATGTAGTCGATATCCTTCCAAGAGGTATCATTATAGGAGAAGAGCCATATTGGTATGTGGGTAGCCGCATTAAGCATCTTTAGGAAGTGCTCTTCGTATTCTCGTTTTCTTACAAAGGTTTTAGCGTTCTGGATATGAGGTAAGTCCTCTAGAGGTTGTCCGTAGATGAACTCCTCGAAAAATCTATAGATCGTAGCGTAGTCTGAGGACTGACCGCCGTAAGGTGGATCAAAATAAGCGCATTCTACCTTTAACCCGCTCTCTAAAAGGTCTACAACATCCATATTTGTTGCTACGCAGTCGCCTGGCATATCTAGGTCAGCAAACGTCCACCATTTGAATCCTTGTCCTGGCTTTCCTTCTGTATCACTGGCTCCCAATTTGGTATGAAAGTCCATCTCTGTAGTGCCCTCATTGTCCCACGAGGCTTTGATCTGGTTTTTCTGGTGGGACATACGAACTTTCATCTCTGCCAGAGCTTGCCCTTTATTCATTCTGCCGCCTACAAAGCAGTCTCTCAGGACATGCTGTTGTAGATTAGCGAGAAAGGAGGCTCGTTTGATCTTTGGCTCAAGGGTTTCTACACGGCAACCCGCAGTAAAATCATCAACATACTTATGGAACCACTTATGAAACTTTAGACTGAGATCGTCGTCATAGTAAATTCCTATACGCCTATCGTGCCTCGCAGTACCCTTACCGTATGTTTCTTGTTGCTTACGCCTATGAGAGAGAATATCATGGCTAGCGTCTACATTACCAAAGGGCAGGCGCATGATAATTGCTGCATTTACAGCTAGTCCGAGGCTTTGCAAGTGGTAGTTGCAGAGATCGTCTATATTTGCGCGAAAATTATCAAGTTGCCTACATTCTTTCAAGGTGAATTTCCTGAATCGTACATCAGATTCACCTTCACCAAGGTAGTTATCTTCCACAAATGTTGATCGACCAGAATTGTCGTGATTCAGAAGGAATTCCTTGTCTTTATCACTTAGCTTGATACCGGGGTTCTCTACAAAAGCAACGGCGTTGAGATAAGACGATGTAAGCACGTCATTTGCAATAACTTTCTTACCCATCAACTTGAATAGCATAGATACAGATGCGCTACCAGAGAAAGCGTCTAAAACCGAGGAGAATTTCAGACTATGCTTCTCGATAGCTCGATGGATATGGTAGAGCAACTTCTTTTTGTTCCCGGTGTAGGGCAGCGGCAGCTTCTCAATCCGTTTGATCGGAATAGAGAGATCAGTCTCATAGACATCGGGGGTGTTTGTGAACCGCCTCATTTTTCTCATGAGAATATCTTCTTAGGGTTAGGATCAATATGTTCTATATCAAATTCAGGTTCAGTAGAATACATCTGCGCTCTAGCTTTAGCATGATCTGCCAAGTATTTTTGGTGCAAATGGAAGTCGATAACCGTGGGGAATGGTTTATCCTTGTCGGGTCTGATGACTCGACCAATTCTCTGCATTGCCCTTACTTTAGATTTGCCTTGCCCCGCAAGTATCAAAGTATCCAGAGGTTTTACATCAATACCCTCGTCAAAGATAACAGTACTTATGATGCACTTGATATCTTTGTTACGCAACTTATCGATAGCGTCGATACGTTTCTTTTTAGGACTATTGCCTGAGAGGAAATGTCCACCAGGAACCATCATTTCTAGGTACTTGCCGTGTTTAACTTGAGTCACTAATATAAGCACCAACCTATCTTGTCCTATATAGGCATTTGCTATATTGGCAATTGCGTTGTTGTAGAACTCGTTCTCTACTACTTGATCTTTGTAAACTGACTGCCATTGCTGATAGAGTGATCTCTTGCCGCGCAAATGCACCATCTTAATATAGGGTTTCATTAAGAATGGTTTTCCAGTAGATGGATCGATGGTAGTAATCAACTCACTTGCAGTTATCTCGGCTACTTTCTTGCCGAAGCATCCCTGAATCATCATATCATCTCCTTCATCCCTGTATGGAGTAGCTGATGTCCCATATATAAAGAAGCAGTTAGGCAAACTTCTAGTCACCAGTTGGCAAGTGTCTGCTCGCCAATGTTGGACCTCATCACAGATGGCACCTTTGGCATCGTGCAGTAGTGCTCGAATGTCTTCCCGATATTTCTGAACAGGAGTTTGGTCATCCTCATCGTCTGCGTCAAACTTGGTTTTGGCATCCCATTTCTTACCAAGGGCTCTTACAGCGGTTTGGATAGTCAGAACGGTAATGTCACCGAACTCTATCTTACCCCCACCAATCTGTCCGACAGTGAAAGGAGACCCGTTAAGTCTGAGGAACTTCTGCAACTCAGTCCTGGCTTGGTGAGCTAGGTCGATTGAGGTGACAAAGAATAGGAAGGGAGAGACCTGAAGACGTTTGATTAACCCCGCGCAAATTGCGGTATTGTGGTTTACGAATCCTTGGGCAGAGAACTACTGAGAGCAAGGAACTACAAAGTCATAGTTCCTGCTTATTTCAGATTTAGATGTCGCAACAGCATCATAGTGAAACTGGTCACTACAAGTGTTATTTAGTAGTTCGATTATATCACGAGACTCGTCACATTCGTAATCTTGCGACCATGACAAAAATTTTCGTAATGATGACCTGGAAGGATTTCTGTCGGATTGAATCCATGAACGTATAGACCCGTATGACACTCCGCTCTGGGAGAATACTTTTGTAACGTTATGATATCCAACCTTACTTCGTATAATGTCTTTAAGATTTTTGATTAGGTGCGATTGATGCGGTATCACATCCAGGTTGCTATTCGGTTGAATCGACATCTTTTTTGTAATTTGCCTAAGTTTTCGATGTTTATGCCCTAGTTCATCTAGTCCTATGTGTTGAACAAAGATTGGTATATAATCTCTGTATATTGAAATTCGGTATGAGGGATGACAATTGGTTTGTTTAACGTGTCTGGTAGAAACTATTCCAAAGTTAAGAAGCATGACTTGGACTTGAACGGATAATCGTTCTGATGATGTTGCTAAACAAACTGCATGGTCTTCTACCCACCCATCAGACTCAAATAATCCCCTCAGAAAAGACGCAACAACTTTTTTTGGAGACTGTCGAATTCGTAAAGGAACTTCCTTGTGTATTGAAAGTGAATATTCACACCCTATCTGATACAGTTCTTCCCGGTATTTCTTATTGTGAATAAATAGTTCTCGACATTTTTCAGATGTCTTGTGTTTCTTATCGTGTAATTTGAGACCTCGTTTTTTACAATAAGTTTTAGCAAAACGTATGATATGCTCATCTTCGTTCGTGAGTCGAACAGTTGTCTTGCTGGTTAAACACCCATCACCAATGAGCAGCCCAATCCAATACCCGTCAGACGAATTCAAAGAGTCGTTTTCTCCAAAAAGCATTTGATTTTTATGTACTACACAAAAATCGCCCTTTTTAATCTCTTGTAGGCACCGCCATTGTTGTTGTCCTTCACTTGTTAATACTTTAATTCTGTGAGATGGAGTACCACATATTTCAAATCCTGATTGAGTGGTAACTTTTATAGATTTAACCAACCCATCATAATAAATATGAGATGATATATCAGTGCCATTTTCCGAGTCTGGGGTAGAGATAACAGATTTATGTTTGTGATATTCTCCTACATCAAGATCGCACTTAGGTAATTCTTTGTTAAGAAGTTCTTCAAAAGTTAGGGTACCACTGTCGGTTATCACTAAGCTATCATAACGAATACATTTCCCGGCTCCGGTCGCTGCCTGAATGATACCTCTCTGTTGGGTGGCAGCATCTTCGCAGACTTTAGACTGGTAGTCTCGTTCTATGAAATCCTCTGACAAAGAGAAATCTGTATTTTGCTCAGGCTTTTCGCGCAGATCACGGGCGCGATAGGGAATGTTTTCTTCCTTCAGGTACGATGCAACAATTGAGTAAAGACCAGTTGGAAAGTAAGTACGCGTCTTATTCCTCCAGGCTTGGCGCTTCCAGCCATCCCAGATTCGCTTTACCTTCACCTTCTTGCCGGTTTCTTCATCCGTGCGATAAATCCACCGGTTGTACAGAGGGCTGAAGGTAAATCCTTGAGGTCTAAACGAAAGTAGTTTCTCGATTTCTTTCCACCGGGAAGTTTTTAGGTCGCCTATGATATCTACAAATACGTTACCTACCCTCAGTTCCAGCATCAGATTCCTCGGTTCGATTAGTCATTTTCAACTTACACTCAGAGCATATACAGCCCGAGCTACCCAATTTTGCCGATCCACCAACTATAAGATTTCCACAGCAACTACATTTGAGCAATGTCGTTCCAACTTCGACCGGCTGGCTTATGGGGTTGCTTTTCTTTATCATCATGGCGTTTACGCCTCCTTCTCCTTCTCCTCCTTTTCTTTGGAGTGAACAGGCTGCTTTGACCGTGAGGTTGAACAGGAGTACCTATCTCCCCACCGCCTGGCGAGCCTGGAGTACCTCTACTCTCCTGTCGTTGGCTTAGGCGCTTTATTGCTTTTGTCAGCCACGATTCCACTATTCTCCTCCAAAGTACGAAGCTCGTTAATGTAATTGAGCATCGTGCTGCATTTGACTGTCGTTCCTTGTAATTTTCTGTCGCACCTTAAGATACGACCATTATCGAGCAAATTCCTGCTCTCTTCAATACGGATAATAATTTCTCGTATGGCGATGTCCAGCTGCTCAAGATCAACTATTGTTTCCATACCCTGTTCTCCTTCAATAGCACTTCAATTAACTGTCCGGGTTCAACCGCATTATGGTCATACATATCTCTTGCAGTTTCAAGCAACTCCTCAAAGTTCGACTGAGTTTTACCTTTTTCTTTGGTTCTATCTCGGATCATCAACCGTAAACGATCTTCGTGCGGCTTCACGTTTTCCGTGGTGGGCCACATAGAACCTCTCATTGGTTCAAGTTGCTTCTCGATCAGACCCATAAGCATTGACCACTGGCTCCATTGTTGGGCAGCCTGCTGGGTCTGACTTTGTTGCTGGGCCACCTTAATGTGTTGTCTCAAAAATGTATCATCGCTAATCAACTCAGACTGCCTCTTGATAGTATTTATATGCTCATCCTCAGTCAGAGTCAAGTGGGATTCTAGCAGGACCAAAAATTCAATGATGTACTCCGGTCTGCCATCCACAGTTTTGAGGATCAAAAGTAACAGCGGTAGAATCGCATCTTTCTCGTTCAGGAGTATATTATGAACTATTTTACGGGTACGATCCGGTCCTACATTTGCTTCTAGCTGCTTGATAACCAGATGACAATGCTGTGCAGCCTCGTTATGTACAGACGCATTGCATAAAATCAACGGGTATTCGTGATAACTGATCCCTAACCGATCTATATTATACTCGGATTCAATCTGCGTGGAAGATTCAACTATCCGGGCTGTATCCGTGAATGGGCAAGGAGTGAACAAAACGGGACGCATATATATACATCCCACCAGAGGTTCTACTATCTCACGGATTACCGAGGATGGTACAATGACCTTCTCTAAGTTCACAAGTATGGGCGGTCCTTCAATATGGTCATCCTCATTTTTGTGAATATAATCTCTGCACATATGCAACAAACCAACGCCCATTTTATCTCGTTGCACACCATCTAGTATGTGCTCAGATAGAAGATGCTGCAATACACGAAAAATAAACATCGTCACGCAAGATGGCTGATGAACGATCACGGTATCCCCTTCAGAAGTTACCGTATCGGGTTCCTGAAATCCATGTACCTGCACGTTGCGGTTGAGCATCTGAACAACAACCGCTCTCGGCAAATCCACTTCTTGCGTCAGGAAGTATTCCGCAAATTGTAAGTCTTTAACTTTCATCTTCTTCCTTGGTCTTAGGAGGTGGTTCAGGAGGAAGTTTAGAGGAGCCAATAAACTTCATAACGTCATCGAAGCTCTCAGCCTTGTTCATAAAGTCAATGAACGTTGCGACCTCTTCGTCTTCGATTTGGTCACCTCTAAACTGTTCTTTCAACTCCTGAGACTTGCGTATACGGCGCTTGTTATGGATTTGCTCTATGAGCATATAGCATAAATCTTCAACCGAAGCCTGCTTCTCCTTGGCGAAGCTCGTAACAGTACGGGCCTTGCATTTGGAGCATGTATGTTCCACATAAACAGTGCTCTGGCTCTTTCCAAACATTCTTATACCAACTGCACAAATATCTTTCTTGTTAACTTTGGAGTTGCACTTGTAGCACTTCTTGGTCTCGAAGATACTGGTGATCCATCTAGGGATACACGTATGTAATGGCTGCTTATTATCCATCTTGGCATCTCCCATTGCATCTATTCCTTCTGGTCGAGTTGGATATTATAGGACCACGTAACACCTTTCTTCGTGTGGATTCCAAACAACTTTTGCTCTGCTCGATCCTTCCTGCGAAGGTCTTTCAGGGAATACATATCGCCGCCCATAAAGGAACCATTCATCAAGATGCGACCGCTATTTGTCTGCAACTCGGCGGGGGTATGAAAATGCCCCAGCAACAGATAGTCTGGCTTCTCTTGCATAAGGCCAAGAATCAAACGTTCTGCTCGTTCTACACCATAGTAAGGCACACCCATGCTACCACGTATACCATCACCATGAGTCATGTAGAAATTGTGATCCTGTATCTTCTTCTGCAACCACCAAGCTTTGGGAATCTCCCAGTTGATATTGTCGTATTCGAGCATCGATGCTCTGACAAATTCGTAACAAATACGATCCCAGTTCGTGCTGTCCTTGTGGCTCCCCTTCTTACCAACTCTACCATGATTGCCGTAGATGCCATAGAAGTTTACCTTTTCAAATGCTTGCGACCATACGGCTATTACATCTCTGATCGCAGCGGCACCTTCGATGAGTTGATCGTAGATATCCAGATCGATATAGCTGGAACTCCACGAACCTGCATCATTCATGCCTGCCACAACATCACCCAAGCTAAAAACATGCAGTTCAGGCAAGTTGCATACATGGCGGTGACGTTCTGCGATGCTAAGTACCGTATCTCTGAGTACACTAAGTCGCTTCTTGGCAATATTAATGTTGAATTCCGATAAGCCGCCTGTATCCTCTTTCGTGTAACTAGCACCTAAGTGCATATCACTGAGAATAACTCCCATATGTTCGTCACTATACGTCAACTTAGGATTGGGAACATACTTCAAGTCAGAAGGTTTAGGCTTAGGTAATCGCAATATAGAACTTTGTATAGCATCAATAACAAGTTGAGTCCTAGCTTGCTCTCGCTTGACCAGTCGCTCTTGAGTGCTTAAGGTAGTTTCAATTACCTTTTGCTTCTCGACCTCCCTATCTTCCATCTCTGCCAGCAATTCTTCCTTCTCGCCTTGGATTTCCAAGAACTTCACCCAGTCGGTCTGCTGCCACTTCTTGTGGATTAAGTTCTCGCTATACTCTCGGCGGCTAATCTTATCGCTCATTATGTCAGCGATCTGCTTGTGAGTATTCTTGGCAACCTTGAGATGGTATAGCATTAACATCTCTTCGGTGGTCCATTTTCCGCCAGTACTGCCGTTGGTTTCGATAATCATCGTCAATCTCCCATTTAATTTTTCTTAATCTCAGTAAAGGAATCCTGCTGAAAAAAAGATGGCCTTATCACAACTTCAGGAAAGTTTCGTCGAACGAACGTAGCCACGATGGCATCCGTTGCTTCGACCATTTTATCGTTATGTGTGCGCGTTACCCCTTCCGGGTTAATGCGATATTTTATCAGTGGTTCTTGGAAATTATACAGCTTACTGCCACCTAATAGTAGACGACACCACAAATGAAGGTCCAGTGCCGTCTGAAGATACGGGTCCATCGAATAACCCCCGACCCTTAAAACAGCGTCCTTACGGTACATACTTGAGGAATCTATGATGGGATTCAATTTATGTTTCTTGATGAGACGGAAGGCTTCTTGAGTATTTTGAGGTGGGTAAGACATCGTTCCACGAGAAGCTCCTGTATAGTTGATCTTGAAAGCATGCGAGCCAATGAAATCAACATCAGAGTTCTCATCGAGGAATTTCACCTCTTTCTCAAACCGTTCCGGCAGGCTGATATCATCTCCATCATGTATTGCTATGTAGTCACCTTGAGCAACAAGAAGTGCCCTGTTGCGACTAATCGGTATTCCTTCATTATTGGCGTTCTCCAAAAGTCGCACGTTGTCATGCTGCTGGAAGTAGTCCAGCATAATCTCTCTGCTATCATCAGTTGAACCATCATTGACAAGTATAAGTTCAAAATCCTGAAATCTCTGACCAAATACTGAGTCGAGACTGTCTTTCAGGTACGGGCTAGCATTGTAAATTGTCGTGATAACCGTCAATTTAGGCATAAGCATCTTTCTTTCAGTATAATGATATTTTCATCGTTCAATTAGTGTTCGGTATTGCGGTAAAACTTTATTCCAAGTCATCTCACGATCTATTTGTCTGCGTCCAAAATCCCCCAATGAGGGGGTACTCCATAATTCCTGTATATGCTGTCGGAACAGTCGTGTTTCTCTTGCACTTACCATACAATGATAATTGCGATCTTTTCCGCAAGTAACAAACCTGCCACCATCTAACCCTCGCACGTTTCCAACATCAAATGACACCCAAGGAGTTCTGGCAGCCATAGCCTCAAGGATCACTAGAGGTGCCACCTCCTTCTCGGAAGTTAAAGTAAACAGGTTAGCAGCCTTGAAAAACGCCACCACATCTTCTCTGGGTAAGTTCTTCAAAAGATGAGAGTTTGTCACTCGTGATGTATGAACCTTCTTCTTCCACAGTGTTTCAAGTTGTAATCCGACAGAGAACTCAATATCATTGCTGATCTGAAGATACTGGAAGTTTTCAAGATGTGTGAAACCCTTCACTACTTCAACCATATGTTCCTGCCCCTTACCGGGGAAAAAGTTAGCAACGTTAACCACCCAATATTGATTGCTATTGAGATTATACTTGTGAGCAAGTTCTTCTCTGGATATAGTATTGGAGTCGAATTCATCAGTGTCTACTCCATTCGGAATTACCACAGTTTTAGATTTTAGTGGACCAGTGCAGAATTTGTAATCCCTGTCATGTTCAGAGTGGCAAATCAACGTCTCTATATTGCTAGATTGCCTATGGAACTGCATGGCGTAGTTGCGGTTGCTATACATGTAGTTAGCCCCACACAACGCTATAATAAGCCGAGGCTTTATGATGTTCTTTACGATATGTCTGAAGAAGTCAAACACATCACTGTAGATAAAAACTACATCCGGCCCTACTTTGTTAAGCTTAGTAAAGAAATGCTGCACATCTTTCGGGCTATACTCAATGATATGATCGGATGATTTGCGACCTGGTACTCTGCGCGTCAGAATATACACATCATGATCGTGAAAGCTCTCAGCGATTTTCTGAGTAACTATTTCACAACCGCCGACTGATGGCGCATAGTGATTGGTGCATATCGCAATCCTAAGAGGCATGTTTTAGTTCTCTTATTCCTCGGCACTCACTATAAAACAACGAGTCATTTAGATGAATATACCCTTTCATGAGCCTTTATCAGCTGTATTCAATATTTCCACAGTGGGCGGTTCAGAGGCGGGCTTCTTTGCCTTGACCGAAGTCTGTTGCTCTACTGCAATCTTCGGTCCCCATTTGTTAACCCCCTGACTTTGGGCCATCTGATATATTGTGTCACGTATATCTAGTAGCACCTGGATGCTCACTTTTTGCAAGATAATCTGAATTTTGTCGGGTTCCAGCTTCAAATCCTGATTGTCGGGGTGCAACCATTGGAGTAACCCTTCTATTTTTGCTCTGTCATCATGCGGGTTCATAGTGTCCTTCCTTTTTATAAGTAATAGAATCAATATTGCGAGCGTTATATCGTGCAACCAGACGGTCATCCTTCCAGACTCGCAACCATACAATGCTGTATTCACCTAGATATTGCTCTTCGGCATCAATTAGGATTACCCCATCCATTCCAACACTAACTGAATCGTATAAGACGCCAGGAGTATAAGGCGAAGCCTCCCACCCAATACGATGGATGGGAGGGCTGTCTATTAGTATTTTGTCCATAAGATTGATTTACTCTAAAATAGCTAGCACCTCAGCGGCGGCCATAACCAGATAAGTCTTTCCATCGACTTCAACTTCGCTCCCGCCATATGTGGCGAAGACCACATTGTCACCAACAGACAGAGGAATAGGTTTGACAGTGCCATCATTCATCAACAGTCCTTCACCAACAGCGACAACTGTCCCACGCTTAGGTTTTTCCTTCGAGGTTTCAGGAGCATATAGATTTGTGCCACCGAGCTTCTCTTCGGCACTATGCTGCTCAATAACAACTTTGTCAAATAGGGGCTTAAGATTCATTCGATCATCTCCTTAGATTGGGAACCAACCGTTCCACTTGTCCTTAAAACGTGTCCAACTCTGGACAAACTGTGTATTCTTTTCAAACAACTTCTGTGAGTTTAAGGTCTGGTGCGATAGATGAGTGATCTTACTCTCTGGGCACCACGATAATTTGAACCCAGCTAGCAAAGCCCGGAAACAAAAATCCGGGTCTTCAAAATAGGCGGGACTAAATCGTTCATCAAATAGACCTATCTCCTCGTATACAGCCCTCTTGATAAGCATACCACCACAACCAATGTACGTCCAGTCATCTTTTGGATTTATGCATCGCTTGTAAGGGAAGTAGCTTCTTTTATGGGTCTGTCCTCCAACAACCACAACTCCCCCACCCTTATTGGGCGGAACCAATTTCCATGCTTCACAACCTACCACATCATAACCTTTTTCCATGTGCTGATGCAACGCATCCAGCCATCCAGGCTCAACATACTGGTCGTTATCTATGTTCGTGAAGTAGTCAGATGTGACGAATGAGGCTCCTAAGTTACGCCCACAAATAACTCCAAGATTGGCACGCTTATCATCACGAAATGCTGTAACTACTTGCCATTTATGATCTTGCCGCCCTTCTTCAAGCCATGCTGTCGTCCCATCTGTCGAATTATTATCGACAAAGATCAGGTTAAAGTTTTTTGTATTGGCAAATAGATGTCGTACAAAGCCTTTCGTTACGTTTAGTTGGTTATGCACAAGGCATACAATATCCGTCGTAGGATGCATACCCCATTATACCTTTTACTGGATGGTTTTCGTTGAGCTTCTGACTGTCAGCCCGACCTCAACGATGTTGCATTAAGTACTCATCGACCGATACTCGAACTATATCGTTGTAGGTGATATCTGTATCCTCCTCAAAAGACTTTTTCCGAGCGAGCCGTTTCAATGAGTTGATCGAGTTACTTGACAGTCTGATACTAACAGTCTGGTTGCCTTCAAAGGGTAGAAACTCGGCACCAAATTCTGATTTGAATTCATCATCACTCATCATTTTGAATTCATTCTTTAATAACTGCTCGCTCAATCGAGTGTTCACTTCCCAAGTGGGGTATTTCACAGCTAGTCGATTAGGAGATAAATATGCTTCTGTATAACGTTTGTGTACTACATCGCCTTCTGATCTGGGTGAAGTTATAGTTATAATTTTTGAGTCTAATCCTCCATCGGCGTTCCTAAAATCAGATGTGGCTGGGCATAAATATGAATAAACTCTGTCAGCATCTTTGAAAGATGCAGCTTCGTCCAGAATTAAAGTGAATATCCCTTTACCCAACAAACTGTCGCTGCCACATTCTGCGGATAGGATGATAACCGAAGAAGTCTTGCCGCCTTGCCTGATGTCCGCGTTAGTAAGTAAATGTATCCTATCAGGCTCTAGCTTGAGTATCCTGTCTTTGAAAAGTCCTGAATTTTGCATTCTCGATTTACATTCATTAAACAGTATCTTTGATTGAACCGGCGAACATGCCACTAGCAATATGTAAATCGGATTTCCAGGTACAAGTTTGTAATGTTTATAAGGGTCGTCTAAGTTCAGTAAAAAATGTGCCTCTTTTAAGGCTAAAATGCTTGCGAGAAAATCTTTGCCACTGCGTCTCCCTAGAATGGCTACAAGTTCTCGGTATCCTCCTTGATAAAATTCGTTCAGTATACTCAGTTGGCGTGGAAAAAGTTTTATTCCATCTCTCTCAAAGTTCATTTTATTGCAAAACTCGTTTATCAACAT